CCTTGAAAATTCTCCGGGGGTCAAAATCCTGTCAAAATGGATTTTAGGTTAACGGCTTTACGCCCTCTCTATAAGAGATCTGGGTCTTCTTTTGTCGCACATAGAAGGACCCTCTTTCAGTTAAAGACTCCTTTCAGGGTTATTAAAACATACCTAGATCTCTTATAGAGAGTACGTAAAGTATTCAAAACCTTGGCAAAAGATATTAGAAAGGAGACGAAAGTATATGGGAAGAAGAGCGGCGACAGCTACTTCCGAAAAGAAGCACGCAAGGGTTCCTATGACTCCTGAAGACAGGGAACAGTACTTGATCAACCTTTCGCTCGATGCTGCTGAAAAGCAGTTACGTGAAGGTACAGCCTCATCTCAGGTTATTACGCATTTCTTAAAACTTGGATCTTCAAGAGAACTCCTCGAGCAGGAGAAGCTCAAAGAGGAAACAAAGCAGACACGTGCCAAAATCGACTCACTGGAAGCTTCTGCCAAGAGTGAAGAGAGGTACGCTGCGGCAATTGAAGCAATGCGTAGATACCAGGGCATTGAGAATGAGTAGTTCAAGTACTATGTCACGATCATATTTGGAAATGATTAAGTATTCTACATTTGAAGAACGTCTGCAATATTTAATGCTGTCTGGTTCAGTTGGGTATGAAACGTTTGGATATGATCGATGGGTTAATCAGGCATTATATACATCAAGAGAATGGAGAGAGTTTCGGAATAGAGTAATCATCAGAGATGATGGTTGCGATTTAGGTGTTGAAGGATACGAGATACAAACACGACCGTTGATACATCACATAAATCCAATTACCAAAGAGATGGTCCTTAACCGAGACCCAATGATATTCGATATGAACAACGTTGTGACGACAACCCATCAAACGCATAATGCCATACACTACGGGAACGATACAAATATTCGTAGTGGACCTGTAACAAGGAGACCAAATGATACATGCCCTTGGAAACATTGAGGAGGTATTCAATGGAAGAGAGCATTCTTAAGACGATCAAACAACTCATTGGATGTCCCGACGACTTCGAGCAGTTTGATTTGGATTTGATGATCCATATCAACTCAGCATTTGCAACTCTCACTCATATAGGAGTAGGACCAAAAGAAGGATATAGAATTACTGGACCCGACAATGTCTGGAGTGAATTCGAGACGGATGACCAGAAGTTAAGTTTGATAAAAGATTATGTGTACATTAAAACTCGTCTATTATTCGATCCGCCAACAACTGGTTCGTTAATGGATAGTTTGAAAGAGCAGCTCAAAGAAATGGAATGGAGATTGTACATACTGTATTATCCTATTTCGGAGGATGATGAGAAAGGAGAGAACAACGATGGCTAATTACTCAGCAAATGATGTCAGAGATTTCTTAGTCAATAATCATGAACTCTTAAACGATCATCTGGAACACTATGGATTACCAAGACGATCCGGAAGATACAAATGGGGATCTGGAAAAGACCCATATCAAAGTCTTAGATCATCAGCTAAAGCTGGTGAGAAGTTTATAAAAAGCTTTTCTAAAAAAAGTGGAGTTGAAAAACAAAATGTCAAACGAAGAGAAAGAACCAAAGCAGCCCAGATTGAGAAAAAGAAACAAAAAACTAAATACAGAAATGAAAAAGCATATGTAAAAACTTTATCTGATGAAGAGCTCAGACGAATAAATGCTCGAGATAGTATGGAAGCTACATACCTTAAAAATCATCCACAAAAACAGCCATTGCCAAAGAAGTTGGTTGATAAGGCCGTAAAGGATATTATCGTTCCAGCAGTTACAGAAGTCGTTAAAGAACAAGGGAAAGTTTATATTAAAGGCAAACTTAATGCTGCCGTCAAAGCTGAAACAAAGAAAACAAAGAAAAAGAAGTAGGTGATGTGAATGCTAAGCAATACGGCAACGCCTAGGTACTACGGGGAGTTCCGAGATAAAGTTCTGAACGGCGAGATTCCTGTTAACAGGGAGATCTCTATGGAGATGAACCGTATTGATTGGCTGATCGCTAACCCCGGTGTATACTATGACGACGAAGCTGTAGAAGGTTGGATTGCCTTCTGCGAATCTGAAATGGTCTTGACAGATGGATCAGACTTGGAATTGCTGGATTCATTTAAACTTTGGGGAGAGCAATTATTTGGTTGGTTCTATTACGTTGAGAAATCCGTATACGAACCAAACGCTTCTGGACGAGGCGGACATTTCGTAAGAAAATCTGTCAAAAAGCGTCTAGTCAACAAACAGTATCTTATCATTTCTCGAAGTAATGCAAAATCGTTATATGAAAGTTTAGTGCAAGCATATTTTCTGACAGTCGACACAACAACGACACGTCAGATTACGACGGCCCCAACAATGAAACAGGCTGAAGAGGTTACTAGTGCAATTAGTACTGCCATAGCCAGAGCGAAAGGGCCGTTGTTCCAGTTTCTAACTGAAGGTTCTATACAGAACACTACAGGTTCCAAAGCGAACCGTGTAAAGCTTGCATCAACCAAAAAAGGTATACAGAACTTTCTTACAAATTCGCTACTCGAGATAAGACCAATGAGTATTAACAAACTTCAGGGATTACGAGTAAAAGTAGCAACGGTTGACGAATGGCTCTCTGGTGAATTGAGAGAAGATCCAATTGGTGCGATCGAGCAGGGTGCAGCCAAAATAGATGGATATGTAATCTTAGCAGTAAGTTCGGAAGGTACCGTCCGTAATGGATGTGGAGATGCCATCAAAATGGAACTGATAGACATTCTCAAAGGTGAATACCAGAACTGGCATACTAGTATTTGGTATTACAGGCTTGACAGCGTAGAGGAAGTCGGAGACCCAGACATGTGGCCTAAGGCTAATCCTAACCTACCGATCACAGTCAGCTATGAAACAATCCAGCTAGATGTTGAACGAGCTGAGAAAGCACCTGCTACAAGAAATGATATTCTGGCAAAACGTTTCGGAATTCCTATGGAGGGATATACATATTATTTCTCTTATGAAGAAACACTCCCACACAGACCTAGAAGCTTTTGGAAAATGTCATGTGCAATGGGAGCCGACCTTTCCCAAGGTGATGACTTCTGCGCTTTCACATTCTTGTTCCCACTGCAAAACGGAATGTTCGGAGTAAAAGTTAGAAGTTATATAACTACACTTACCTTGAGTAAGTTGAACCTGGCCATGAGACAAAAGTATCAAGAGTTTATCGACGAAGGTACGCTTATGGTTATGGAGGGAAGTATTTTAGATGTCCAAGAAGTATACGAGGATCTTGACAAATTCATAATAGACGCTCAGTATGATGTTTGCGCATTGGGCTATGATCCATACAACGCAAAAGAGTTTATTGAAAGATGGGCTCAGGAGAATGGATCATTTGGAATTGAGAAAGTTCCACAGGGTGTTAGAACTGAAACGGTTCCTCTCGGAGAAATTAAGAAACTGTCAGAAAAGAGGATGCTGATATTTGACGAGTCTTTGATGAGTTTCTGTATGGGCCATTGCATAACATTGGAAGATACAAACGGAAACAGAAAGCTGTATAAGAAACGATACGAAGACAAAATTGATAACGTCTCAGCATTGATGGATGCGCTTGTTGCTTACAAAGTTAATAAAGATGCATTCGAATAGGAGTAATGGTTATGTATGTAAAAATAAAGAATAAGGACGGGACCATGTCACTGGTTCATTCTGACTTATGTGGTGACCATCTGGAACATTATGGACTGCCGAGACGGTCTGGCCGTTACAAGTATGGATCAGGAAAAGATCCGTATCAACATTCCGGAAGAAGAGCATCGCATCTGGAGTCAAAATCAGATCGGCTTGCGTCTAAGATGAAGAAACAAACTTCTCAGAAGACAAAGTCACGTATATCCAATTACGAACGAAAAGCTTCAGAAGCTATGGATAAAAGAGTCAAGTTCAAAGAAAAGGAAGAGGCAAAACGAGTCAAACGTGACCATGCTCTTACGGATATTGGATATACCGGAAATCTTCAAAAAGCTGAACGAGCTCGGAAGAAGGCAAACCGTTATGGAAAGAAAGCTGCTAAGTACACCAAGAAGGCTGAAGCCATCAAACGGCGTACAAACAAAACTGCAGAAAAGAAGAAAACGGTAGATGCTGAGTTAGCTTCTATCCGTGGTGCAAAATACGTTCAAAAACTTAAAAAGAAACAGAAAGGATGGTAATATGAGTAATTCTGTATATTACAAGGCCACCGATGAGGACGGAAACACTGTTCTCAGACATAGCTGGAAAAAGCACAAATACTTATACATTAAAAATGGTAAGTATGTCTACCCAGAAGACGTTAAAAAATCGTCTGTTCCATACAAAGGCCCAACATCAGCAATGCAGGCACAGAAAGCTCAGCATGAGAAGGATTTCCAGAAACGTGTTAGAGCTATGAATGCTAATACTGTAGCTAAGAAGAATGCTGACATGGTTAGAAAGAAACAGGAACAGCAGATGAAACAGATCGCTGCTAATGTTAAGAAACAGAACGCTCCTTCGACAAAAGTTAAGAAAGCAGCAAACTTCGCTAAAAAGGTAGCAACCAGAGATGCAGTTGCAAAGACAGTAGCAGCAAGATATCTTCTGGATAAAGCTTCAAAATCGCCAACAGCAAACGCTGCAAGGGCAAAAGCAAAGTCTGTAATTTCAAAGGGTGAGTACAAGGTTACCAGAGCTGGTAAGAAACTCTCTCGTGATATCAAGAAGTCAGGAGCATACAAGAAAGCAAGAAAAGCAACGTCGACTGCTAGGAGCCGTGCAATGACTTCTGCAGAAGCACGCAATAAGGCAAATTCTGTCAGATCAAAGGCAGAGTACAAAATTGAACGAGCCGGTCAGAAGCTTGTCAATGATGCTAAACCTTATGTAACATCGGCAAAGAAGAATGTTAACAAGGCATATAAGTCAGCTAAGAAAGAATACAATAGAGTTTCTAGAGATGCTAGCAAAGCTTACAAATCAGCTAAGAAGAAAGCTAAGAAAGTAAGCAGATCTTTCAATAAAGCTAAGCGAGCAGGCAAAGCTTATCTGAATTACCTTACTAAATAAGGAGATTACTTATGGGTTTTATGAACAGATTAAAGCATGGTTGGAATGCATTTATGAACAAAGATCCAACAGCGTATCAAAATGGAACTGGTCTTGGCGCAGTGAGCTATGACAATCCATCTCGTCCTAGACTTACGATGGGAAATGAGCGGTCAATCGTTACAACGATCTATAATAAGATATCCGTAGATGCCGCAGCAATTGACGTAGAACACGTCATGCTAGACGCAGACAAACGCTTTACTGACGACGTTGAGGATGGGCTTAACTACTGTTTAACAATGGAAGCCAATATTGATCAGACATCGCGAGCGTTTAAACAGGATATTTTCCTGAAACTTCTTGACGAAGGATGCGTTGCTATAGTTCCGATTGATACGACTATGGACCCTGTGCATGGCAACGTTTACGATATTCAGACGATGCGTACAGCAAAGATAATCAATTGGTATCCGCGCCATGTTAGAGTGCGAATCTACAATGACCACACTGGTGAATTCGAGGAAATGGACCTTCCAAAGAAAATGGTCGCGATCGTTGAAAATCCATTCTATGCAATTATGAATGCACAGAATTCAACGGCGCATCGACTGAAAAGAAAGCTTGCAATTCTCGATTTCATAGATGATCGAAGTGGATCTGATAAGCTTGATTTGATTATTCAGTTGCCATATACGATAAAGTCCGAAGCAAAAAGAGCTCAGGCTAAAGAACGTCGTAAAGAGCTTACTGAACAATTGGCAAGCTCGGAATATGGTATTGCGTATATAGATTCGACTGAACATGTCACTCAGTTGAATCGTTCAATTGAAAACAATTTGCTCAAGCAGGTAGAGTATTTCACGAATTTGTTATTCTCTCAGCTTGGAATGACGGTGGAGATTCTCAATGGCACAGCAGACGAGAATACAATGAATAACTACTACAATAGTATAGTTGAGCCAATACTTGCAGCAGTCATAGATGAGATGAATCGGAAGTTCTTAACAAAGACTGCTAGGACCAAAGGGCATGCAATTAAATATTTCAGAGATCCATTTAAATTGGTGTCTACTACGAATCTTGCAGAGCTTGCTGATAAGTTTACGAGAAACTGTATAATGACATCCAATGAATTCAGGCAAGTAATTGGATTAAGGCCAGTGGATGATCCTAAGGCAGATACGCTGACGAACAATAATATTTCGGCGTCGAACACTGAATTGGATCAGATGTATAATACAAATTCTGCTGACGAGGAAACAGAAGAACAATAAAGGAGGAATTCAAAATGGGAGCTAAACGCTCAAAGTATGCCGATTGCGACTTTAAGGGCTGGGCTACAAAGTTTGGTATCCTTTGCGCTGATGGAAGAATTATTCAGCATGGTGCTTTTGATGATATTGATGGCACTAAAGTTCCATTAGTGTATAACCATGATCACGGCAACATTAATAGCGTGCTTGGGCATGCTTATATGGAATGCCGAAAAGATGGTGTTTATGCATACGGATATTTCAACGGTTCAGACAATGGTCAAATCGCGAAAGATGCTGTTCAGCACGGAGATATGGATTCGCTTAGCATTTGGGCTAATCATCTTCAGCAGCGTGGGCCATATGTTCAGCATGGTGAAATTAAAGAACTTAGCCTTGTTCTTGCAGGAGCAAATCCAGGAGCATACATTGAAGATGTTGCCTTAGCACATGGCGACACAATTGACAACGATGATTATGAGGCATATATTTATTCGGGAGAGTATCTTGAGATTATGCACTCAGATGAGAAAGGAGAAGACGAAGTGGCTAATAAGAGCATTCAGGATGTCGTTGATACAATGACGCCAGAACAGAAGGATGCTTTCTACATGGCTGTAGGAAGTGCATTAGCAGAAGATCCTAACGCTCTCGAAGACGAAGATGAATACGAGGACGAGGATGAAGATGAAGAGGATGAAGAGGACGTCGAAGATCATGACAAAGATGATGACGATTCCGAAGAATATGAAGAGGAGGATGACGACGACATGGGTGCAATCGCACATAACTTATTTGAAGGCAACAATACAGACAACGGAGACGTTCTGTCCCACAGCGAAATGCAGGAGATTATCGAGGACGGTAAGAGATATGGCTCTATGAAAGAATCATTCCTTGCTCATGGTATTACAAATATTGAGTACCTGTTCCCGGATGCCAAAAATTTAAACACACCACCTGAGTTCATTGCAAGAGACCAGGGATGGGTAACCGAAGTAATGAACGGTGTACATCACACGCCATTCTCAAGAATCAAATCTACATTTGCAGACCTGCGTGAGGATGAAGCCCGTGCAAGAGGTTACATCAAAGGTAAGCTGAAGAAGGAGGAAGTATTCTCATTACTGAAGAGAACAACCACCCCGCAGACAATCTACAAGAAACAGAAGATCGATCGTGATGATGTAATTGATATTACAGATTTCGACATAATCGTTTGGCTGAAAGCAGAAATGAGAATGATGCTGAACGAGGAAATCGCAAGAGCAGTCCTGGTCGGCGACGGGCGGCTTACGTCCAGTGACGATCACATCAAAGAGGACAACATTCGTCCAATTTGGAAAGATGCCGATCTCTACACAATTAAGTATCCTATTGCAATTACAAAAGAAACAACCGCAGCTGAGAAGGCTACAGCATTTATCGAGGCCTGTGTAAGAGCACGTATCGACTACAAGGGTTCTGGCAATCCGAAGCTATTCGCTCCAGAGTCAATCATTACTGAGTGCTTGCTGCTGAAAGATAAGAACGGCCGTATCATCTATGACAACATTGACAAGCTGGCTACAGCATGCCGTGTATCTAAGATCGTATCCGTTCCGGTTATGGAAGGTCTTACTCGTGTGGACAAGACTGACACATTAGCTCTTCAGGGTATTATCGTAAACCTGCAGGATTATAACATCGGTGCAGACAAGGGCGGAGCTATCAACATGTTCGATGACTTTGACATTGATTACAACGCTCAGAAGTATCTTATCGAGACACGTATCTCTGGTGCGTTAATCAAGCCATTATCAGCTATTGCAATCGAGACAAAGATCCCAACAGCAGATCTTAGCAAGACAGTTTCTGGCCAGAGCGGCAACTAATCAAAATGGGAGGAAATGATCGTGAATAGATGGTGCGGTAAGATCGGCTTTGCAGAACAAGTGGAAACAGCCCAATCAGTTTGGACTGAGGAAATAACCGAGCGTACATATAGAGGAGATATTCTTCGTAATACGAGACGTCTTCAGGATTCGCAGCAGATCAATAGCAATATTTCAATCTCTAATCAGATAAGTGTAGTCGGCGATGCCTATATACGCGATCATTTCATTAACATGAGATGGATTGAGTTTATGGGGGCTAAGTGGAAGGCAACAGAAGTTGATGCTTCGCAGGCCCCTAGACTTATAATAACGTTGGGAGAGCTGTGGAATGAGGACGAGACTTGACTTTGATAGATATTTAAAAGATATCGTTGGAGAGGGTGTCAATGTATATTTCCAGCCCCCTTCTAATGTATCCGGTGCTGGGCAAAAAGTTATAAAAAACATAAAATACCCAGCTATAATATATTCTGTTGATGATTATAATATTCGATCGGCAGATAATAAAAATTATAGCGTTGATAAAGAATACGCAGTAGAAGTGGTAACTAAAGACCCGGATAGTACATTGATTGATAAGATAGTGGAGATGCCCACTGCGAGATTCAATAGATCTTACTTATCAGATGGCATGTATCATTCGGTCTTTGTAATTATATTTTAAAGGAGGAAAACATGTCTAAATTAACATGGGACAAAACCGGAGAACGTAAATACGAAACCGGTGTAGATCATGGCGTTATTTACCCGGTTATTGACGGAGAATATGGCGCTGGTTCTGCGTGGAATGGTCTTACCGCAGTTACAGAATCTCCATCTGGAGCAGAAGCATCTGCTGTATATGCTGATAACATGAAGTATCTTAGCCTCATGTCAGCAGAAGAGTTTGGAGCTACAATCGAAGCTTATACTTATCCAGAAGCATTTGACAGGTGCAACGGTACAGCCGAGATTAGTAAGGGAGTTACTATCGGCCAGCAGAACAGAGATACATTCGGCTTCTCTTATCGTACCCTGATCGGTAATGATGTAAAGAGTAATGATTATGGCTACAAGATTCATATCATTTACGGAGCTAAGGCTTCTCCATCTGAGAAAGGCTTCCAGACAGTAAATGATTCACCAGAGGCAATTTCGTTCAGTTGGGAATTATCAACAACCCCAGTTACAGTTGACGGATTCAAGCCTACTGCTCATCTCGAGATTGATTCCACAAAGATCGAAGCTACCAAGATGAAGAAGATTGAGGATGCTTTATACGGCACAGAAAGTACAGAAGCTAAGTTGCTGCTTCCGGATGAGATCATTAACCTTTTAAAATAACAGACCCGTCACTGGACGTCTCTGCAACTCCTATTACAGGAGAAGACGACCTGCTTGGAAAGAAGGCAGCTGACCTTCAGTCCAATATCAAGGTCAATGAGAGTACTGGAGTAATTTCTGGTGCTCTTAACTACGTGACGGGCTATACAGGATTCAGCAGTAAAGTCGACGAACAGAGTGGTAATTACATCGCTCTTGATATTGCTCCAAAGAGTGGTTTCCCTGAATCATTAACAGTTGAAGTTAAGGGCGGAACATCTGGTCCATCTAAACTTCTCCAGTCTGATCATCAGGCAGTTCTTAAGATCAAGGACACTAATAAGCAGTCCATCTTGATTAAAGCAACTAACAAAGGCGCGACAGAAACAAAAGAATACTTACTTACAGGTGTAACACTTAAAACAGAATAAAGTTTTTCCTAGTCTGCTGAAATATGCAGACTGGGATTTTTAAGAATGAAAGGAGATTAAATTATGTTTATCAAAACTATTAATTACAAGGACTTTGACGGAAATGAGAGATCTGAAGATTTCTACTTCAATCTTACTCAGAGTGAAATTTTAAAATTGGAAACAAGCCTTAACGGGGGCTTAACATCATATATGAGCCTTATGGTGCAGAAACAGTCTCAGCCGGATATCATGAATATTTTTGAGAAGATTATTGACGCATCTTACGGAATCAAATCTCTTGACGGCCGTACATTTACAAAGACTCCTGAAGCACTGGCAGAGTTCAAGGCTACTGCAGCATATGACAAGTTCTTTATGGAAATTTGTATGGACGAAGCAAAAGCTTCCGAGTTTCTGCTTAATATCATGCCTGACGATGTAAATGACAAGATCAAGAAAGCAGCGGAATCCGGAGTCTATGACGATGCTACATTAAGCGATGCTCAGAGAAAAGCGATCTCAGCAGCAATGGCGGAAGTAGCAGGATCTGTGGCTGCAACTGATGATGCTGTGAAAGAAGGAAACTAAGGAGATAATTATGCTCGAATTAATTCTTCCCGGATATGAGCCGTTTGATCAAGAAACTCAAACTTTTGGAAAGGTTGTAAAACCTACTAAGATTAAGCTCGAGCATTCCCTAATAGCAATTTCAAAATGGGAGCAAGTATGGCATAAACCATTATTGAAATCTATGGATGAGGGAACTCTAACCGACGAAGAGTTTCTTGATTATATGTACTGTATGATAGTTGGGTCTTTTGATAAGGTTGAGTTTTTTAAGCGACTTGATGATAGTTTACTTAAAAAAATAATTGACTATATCGATGACCCAGCTACAGCATCTAGGGTTTTTACAATTGGTGATGACGATAAAGGGAAACCGGAGACATTAACAAGTGAGCTAATATATGCTTACTTGGCTATGGCTAGAATACCATTTGATCCCTGTGAGAAATGGAATATTAGACGCGTTTTTATGCTCATAGAGTTGTACGCGGTAAAAACAAATCCTCCTAAGAAAATGACCAATGAAGAAATCCGTAGATGGCAAAAGAAAGAAAATGAACGAAGAAAAAAAGAATTACATACAAAGGGGTGATAATATGGCCAGAACGCGAAAAGCGGCTGTTAACCTTATTAATTCTTGGGTTGGCAAAAACGAAAAAGATGGATCTTATAAATCCATTCTTGATATTTACAACAAACAGAAAACAAAACCAAGAGGCGTCACTATGAAACCTGGAATGGCATGGTGCGCTACGACTTGGTCTGCAGTAGCAATTGCCCTTGGATACACTGATATTATGCCTGTTGAGTGCAGTTGTTTCTACCTTATTAAAAGGGCACAGAAAATGGGTTGCTGGAAAGAGAATGATAACTACATTCCTAAAATTGGAGATGCTTGTCTTTATGATTGGCAGGACAATGGGGTCGGAGACAACAAAGGAACTCCAAAACATGTAGGAATGGTTACCTATGTTAACAAGAGTGAAGGGTACTTTGTCGTAACAGAAGGCAACTATAAGGATTCTGTTAAGAAGAGAACGGTCAGCATCAATGGTAAATTCATAAGAGGATTTATCACACCAAAATACGATGTGGATCAGCCAAAGATTAGCACTAGCACTCATCACCATGTTGGTAAAGATGTTAAAACAGTAGCAAGAGAAGTGATTGCTGGTCAATGGGGAGAAGATTACAAATCGAATCTTAAAGCAAAGCATTACAATGTTACAGCGGTTACAAAAGAAGTAAACGCAGTAATCAACACTCCGTGTGGTCTGGCTACTACTACATGTTCGGCAGCTTATGTGAGCGATTCTTATAAGAAGGCTTATAAAACTTCTAATAAAACACCTATGCGCATTGATGCCGGATGGAACAAAAAGCTAATGGTTGAGATTCCTGCTGGAAGAAAGGTTGAGTGCTACGGATATTTCAACAAGTACAAAAAGTCGGTATGGTTACTGTGTGTGGTAACTATTAAGGGAAAGAAGTATACAGGATTTGTAGAACGTTCTACATTAGTGGAATAAAGGAGAATGACATGATCAGATGCAAACTTGAGGGCAATTTTAAAAAGCTCGATAATTATTTCGAAAAGCTTTTGGAAGGCGTTAACGTCGGTATATTAAATAAGTACGGACGTGAAGGCGTAGCCGCCCTCAAGGCTGCAACTCCTGTTGATACCGGAGTAACAGCTGCATCATGGTATTATGAAATAGTTCGCGATAACGGATCTATAAGTTTAGTGTTTAAAAATTCTAATGTAGTGAACCATGTGAATATAGCTATTATTCTACAATATGGACATGGAACTAGAAATGGTGGATATGTTCAGGGGGTTGACTATATTAACCCGGCTTTAAAACTGGTATTTGATAGGCTAGCTAAAGATGCTTGGAAGGAGGTCACTGGATAATGGGTAAAGTTGTTGAAGACGACGTTGTTCGAATGCAATTTGAGAATGGACAATTCGAGAAAAAAATTCGTCAAAGTCAAAAATCTATAGAAGCTCTTAAGAAAAGCATCGACTTTAGTGAGTCTGGAAAGAGTCTTGCTAAATTTCAAAATGAGACTAAAAAGTTCAACATGGACGGAATGGGCAGAGCGGTAGAAGCAGTTCAAGTCAAATTCTCAGCTATGGATACCGTAGTTATGAGTGTGTTGAATCGACTTACAAATGCAGCTGTTGACGCAGGTAAAAAAATAGTATCGGCTTTAGCTTTTGATGGTATGTCCGATGGTTGGAACGAATATAAATTAAAGATGAACTCTATTCAGACAATTATTATGTCCACTGGAGAAAGTTTGTCTACGGTGAATAAGTATCTTGACGAACTTAATACGTACTCGGATAGAACTATTTATTCGTTCTCAGACATGACTGCAAATATTGGAAAGTTTACGAATGCTGGTGTTGGGTTAAAAGACGCAGTTGCGGCAATCAAAGGTGTATCAAACGAAGCAGCAATTTCTGGTGCAAATGCAGAACAGGCGTCCCACGCAATGTATAACTTTGCTCAGGCATTATCGGCTGGATACGTAAAACTTATCGACTGGAAATCAATCGAAGTTGCGAATATGGCTACAATGGATTTCAAACAGAACTTGCTTGATACTGCCGTTGCTCTAGGTACAGTCGTCAAAAAGGGCGAGGACTATTATACAACAACTACGAATGCTAAAGGAGCTACATCCGACGCATTTAATGCTACAAAGAACTGGAATGATAACCTTCAGTATCAGTGGATGACTACCGATGTTCTTGTTCAGACGCTTAGCAAATATACCGATGAAACAACAGAACTTGGTCAAAAAGCATATGCTGCGGCTTCAGAATTTAAAGATGCTGGGCAGATGTTCGCAGCTTGGAAAGAAGCTATCGGTTCTGGATGGGAACATACATGGGAAACGATATTTGGTAACTTCGAAGAATCTAAAAAACTTTGGGGCTTCTTAGACAATATAATCGGTAACTACATCGTAAAAACATTTGCCGCTAAGAATGCTACTCTAGATGCTTGGAAGAAAATGGGTGGACGAAATTCTTTAATGCGTTCATTTGTTAATGTAATGGCAGCCGCGGTAGGAGTATTGGATACCTTTAGAGTTGCTTATAGGGCTATATTCCCAGAAAAGAATGCAAAAGAAATAAAGAGTATAACTGATGCATTCGAAGTCTTTACTAAGAAACTGATAATGTCTAGGGATAAAGTCGATAAATTATATCGAACTTTAAAGGGCCTGTTTACAATTGTAAAAATTGTTAAAAATGTTCTTGGCGTAGGACTTAAAATCTCTTTACAGATTATTTCTAAATTATTGGGAGTATCTGTAAATAGTGTACTTGATCTTACTGCAGTTCTCGGTGATGGAATCGTTCAATTTGACAAGTTTGCGAAGGTATCTGATGTAGTGGCCAAAGGCGTTAATCTGATATCATCAGCAATAGCGTTTTCAATCAAAAACATTGAGTATTTCGCAAAAGCGATATGGAATTGGAAAGGTACACAGGAAGTAATAAAACTGTTAGACGAATTAATAGTTAAAACACTGTGGCCAGATATAAAAGACTTTGGCGAAAATGCAGGAAAACTGATTGATGAGTTTATCGATCATTGTAAAGAAGTTGGGCATATAGATTTCAAAGCTTTATTCAGTACTATCCTTGGAATAGGAGCGGTTGCCAAAGAGAGTTTTGGTGGAGCAGGAGATTCGATAGATTCTTTTACTTCGAAATTATATTCTCTTAGGTCTAAGATAACAGGATATTTTAAAGGTTGGACCGATCAGGCAGACGGATTTAAGAAAACGATGATTGATACATTTAATGGTGTATTTTCTTTCGTTGAAGACAAATCTGGAAAGGTTAATACAGCTAACATCTTAACCATATTGTTAGGAGGGGTTTCTGTAAAGGCCCTTTATAATCTCTCCAAGTTATTATCAGTGCTTACCGACAGGTTCGGTGGTTTATTTGCCTTGCCAGCAGCGATTGGTAATAGTTTTATTAAGCTTATGAACCAGGGAGCTTTAACACTTAAAACCTGGCAAGACTCAATCAAAGCTGATATAGTTATTAAGATAGCGAAAGCAATCGCTATATTGGTTGGGTCTATAGCTTTACTTACTGTGTTACCTCAGGATCGAATCGAAGGCGCTGTTGTCTTGATAGGCATATTGGGAGCAGCGTTAACAGCATTTGCTTATACAATTGGTTCTATTTCAACAGAAAAGTTAGCAAAAGGATTCTCCGGAGTTTCGGCCATGGTCATTTCTATTGCTGGAAGTATTTTACTAATGACTGTTGCACTTGAGAAACTTCAAAATGTGACCATTAACAAGTCTATGGCTATTAACATTGGAGTAATTACTGGTTTGGTTGGAGTAATTACTATATGTTCTGGAGCATTAACTAAATATACAATGGGCGCTGATTCCAAATTAGCAGCTGCTGGAGCTCTTCAAATTGTATCTTTAGCAGCCTCTCTGCTACTGATGGTTAAAGCTATAAAAGGGTTGTCTAATTATAATATTGAAGATGCTGGAAGCACTATTGGTGCTTTAGTATTGGCTGTTGGATCGTTATCGGTTCTTATGATTGCTGTTGGAAAAGCGAATGGTTTAGGCGGAGCTAGAGGAGCGCTTACATTGTTAAGTTCCGTAGTGGCAATATATGGATTAGCAAAAGCAATGTCTAAAATTTCCAAGATGGACTTTAGTTCCATGAAAAAAGGATGGAAACAATTTGCAGCGGTATTCGGAACAATGATGCTGCTATTTAAAGCATCTGCTAAAGCTGGACCAAATGCTGCAAAAGCAGGTGTTCTGCTCCTTAGTTTTACAGTTAGTCTACATGTTTTATTAAAAGCATTCGAAAAGCTTCAAAGGTACGACCTTAAAACAACTGCAAAATGTATAGCTGATCTGATAGCTTTAATGATTCCTATTGGTACTCTAATAAAAGCTTCAGCTAAAGCTGGTCAATATGCTGCTAGAGCCGGTGTGATGATGGTAACGGTTGCTGGATCTATATTGATATTGACTGCAGCTATTGCCGTATTATCCGGTCTTGACCAGTCAAAAATGGCAGGAGCGACCGCAGCTGTTGATTCCATAATCTTATGCATGTCAGCCATGATCAAAGCTGGCGATGTATCAATTGATGCTAAGAAGTCTGTAATAGTCGCTGCTTTAGTCGTTGGCGAAATAGCCGGAGTTATTGCTTTATTAGCCCAGCTAGATCCAACTGGAGTTATAGCAGGATCAGCAGCAATATCATTGCTTTTAGGTGTATTTACATTATGTTTAAAAGGATTCTCTGGCATCGAAAAAGTACAGCCTAGTGTTCTTTTAGCTGGTGTAGTTCTTTTGGAAATCGCCGGAGTCATTGCGCTGCTAGCTCAATTAGATTGGAAACGATCGTTAGCAGCGTCAGCCGGATTAAGTATGGTTCTATTATCTGTATCGGCATCTATGCTAATATTGCAAGCCATTCCATTTCCTGGAGCCGTATCTGCATTAGAGAGTTTCTCTATATTTGTCGCTGGACTCGCAGCGATTATAGCTATACTAGGAGGTCTTAATAAGATACCTGGATTCCAGGATTTCATGAATGGTGGAGTTCAGATAATGGAACTTCTAGGCGAAGGCTTAGGAAAATTAGTCGGCGGAATTATATCCGGTGTTGGCCAGGGAATCACAGATGGATTGCCACAAATAGCTACAAATCTATCGGACTTTGCAAATAATCTGCAGCCATTCTTATCCACGATGGGTAATGTAAATCCAGAGATAGGATCGTCTATGTCTGTGCTAGCAGGATGCATTGTTAAAATAGCTGGAGCAGAGATTGTAAATGCCATTTCTACTTTTGTAAACCTTGGAAAAGATCCAATTCAGAAATTTGCTTACCAACTTCAGTACCTTGGCGCTGGTATGAAATCATATGGTGATCAAGTAGCGAATGTTAATCCAGCGACGGTTAAAGGTACTGCTATAGCAGCTAAAACTTTAGTTGACTTAGCTAAAGCTATACCAGCGGCTGGTGGATTAGCACAGTTATTGACAGGAACAAAAGACTTGGCCACTTTTGGATTATCTCTTATACCATTTGGAGCAGCGTTTGCGATGTATTCTACGGAGGTTGCAAATGTCAATACTGGTGTTATAAAAGGAACATCTGCTGCAGCTCAGACCTTGACAGATTTGGCAAATGCTATACCTGAAGCTGGTGGATTAAAACAGCTATTAACTGGATCTAAAAGCTTAGCAAGATTTGGATTATCTCTTATACCATTTGGAGCAGCGTTTGCAGCATATTCAAAACTTGTTGCTGGTGTTAACACGGAGACAATAAATGCTACATCTGCCGCAGCTATGACTATAACAGAATTTGCAAACTCTATTCCTCAATTGGATGGTATGAAAGAATGGTTTGTCGGTGGTTCTGAAGATTTAGGAACTTTCGGTAAGAGTATGGTCTCATTTGGTAAGTCATTTGCTAAATACTCTGACACTGTATCTAAAGTTGATACTGAATCGATAAAGGCAACGTCATCGGCAGCAATGACAATTACAAAATTAGCAGGAACGATACCGAGTTTGGATGGTATGAAAGAATGGTTTGTCGGAGGTTCTCAGGACTTAGGAACTTTCGGCAAGAGTATGGTCTCATTTGGTAAGTCGTTTGCTAAATACTCTAAAACAGTATCCGGAATCGACACCTCAACTATAACGGCTACATCGGCTGCTGCTACATCTGTTGCAAAATTGAATGATGATTTGCCAGAAGCAACTTCTGCTAAGAGTATACTCTTTGGCGGGAACAAGGAGAGCTTAAAGAAATTCGGAAAGAATCTTGTATCGTTTGGCGAGAGTTTTGTCAGCTTCTCAACTACAATAAAGGGAGCTGACACATCTAATGCTGGAACTATCGCTAAGCAATTGTCCGATTTCATCAATTCTCTGAACGGTGTTAAGGGTGGACTGGACAAGAAAGTCAAGGATATGAACAAAGCATTTAAGGCTTTGGGTAAGACTTCTCTAAAATCCGTACAGAATGGATTTGAATCAAAATCGGGGGACTTTGAAAAGGTTGGCTCTAAGGTTGTTGGGTGGATTTCCACTGGAATGAAAAATAACAGCGAAGATATGAAGTCTCCGTCATCAAGCGTAGCTAAGAAGTTCTTGAAATACGTCACTGATGCATTTAAATCGGATACAGATACTACCGATGGATTTAATTCAGTGGTAAATAGCGCTCTTAGTACCGCTAATAGCACATTCAAGGATTATAATTCAAAATTCAAAGATGCTGGTTCATCACTGGCCAAGAATCTTGCTAGCGGCATGAGATCTAATTCTAAAGATTTTAGTACAGCTGGAGCTAACGCGGCTATAGGATTTATGAGCGGGGCGAAGAACAAGAGTTCGGATGTATACTCTACCGGAGTTTCCTTAGGAAATCAATTACTTAAGGGCATGAAGAGTAAGAAATCTCTTGACGAGCATTCTCCTTCTAAGAAAACCAATAAAGTTGGTGTTTACGCTGGAGAAGGTCTTGTTAAAGGTGTTAAATCAACGGCTGGAGACATTGAACTTGCCGGTATTGACGCTGGAAGAGGGGCTTTGCTAGGTGCAGGAAAAGGTATAAAGGATGGCGCTAAGAAAGCAGAAAAAGCAGTTAGCGGATACGTTAAGGGGATAAAGAAATCGATTACTAAATCAGTTGGGAATTCCGACGTTGACAAGATCATGAACACTGTAAATGGTATTCTTAATTCCGGTAACAGTACATTCTCTGATCAAATGGATAAAACGACAAAAGATATTATCAAAAATGCTAACAAAACTGGAGCTGGCGTAACTAGCGCATACGATGCAACTTCTAAGAAGATCGCAAGTAAGTCTAAAAAGAACAGTAAGAAAGCAAAGATAAAGATGACCAAAATCATTAAGGTCGCTTATCAGTTTGGAAAGACTTTCGATAAGGCTGTAAGCTCATTCAATAAAACCCCGTATGAGACGATTACTAAAATTTCTAAGAGTTTAGGAAAAGAGCTGCTTAAGACAACACCGAAACTTAAGACGATTAGCAAAGCTACTAAAACAGCCGAAAAAACTATCAAGAATTTTGCTATTGCCTTGTATAAGGAATCGGATCAGTATAAGGAAGACACTAAGTCCGTTAAGCAGCACGAAGCAGTTTTGAAGAAACTTCTTAAAACACAGGATCGTTTGAAGAAGGGCCTCAGCGCATCAGGTAAGAAGCTTAATAAAAAGAATCTTAATTCAGCCATTAAGGAAAATAACACAGCAATCAAAAATGCTGCAAAACAGCTGAAAGAAGATCAAAAGACTATCCAGTCTAATATTAACTCGACATTCGAAGAATACAGGAACAATATCATTAACTCGATAAAGGAATATACTAAGTTTACGAATATTGCATTCGATAACTCTAGGAACATATTCTCCGAATTCTCTGATTCTATGGACGATGAGATGAGTACAGTTCTTAAGAACATGGAAAGTCAGGTTGATGGTTATCAGGAGATGAAGGATAACCTTGCGAAATTATCCAAGAATGGTCTTAGTAAAGGACTTATTGATACTCTTAAAGGTATGGGAGAATCTGGTTATGCATACATAAAATTATTTGCAAATGCTTCAAAAGAAGAAATCGACAGAGCGAACAAAGCGTATGCAGAAGCCAGCAAACAAACGAAAGAAGATATTATAGCTTCTTATAAGCAGACTTATCAAGATGCTGTTAAGTGGAAGAATTCTATTAAGAAGATGCTTAATCAGGGTTGGGATATTCGCCTAGTTCAGGAATTGGTTGATGAAGGTCCTGGAAACCTTAGTAAAGTATTGGAAATGCTTACCTTTTCAGATGAAGAACGTAAAGAAATAAACAATGTGTATGTTAAGAATCTCAAACTTCAGAAATCTGGAGCTGATGATATTATCAAGTCATTTTCTTTGAAGAAAGAGAAAGAAGCGGCCAAGAAGAAAGCAAAGAAAGCTGTTAAGAAAACAGTAAAAGAGGTTAAGAAAGACGTAAAAGAAATTCCTAATGCTGTTTCAGAAGCAGCTAAGGAAATGGAGAAAAACCTCAAGAAGATAAATAGTGATTGGGACGATGCAAAGAAGAAAATTGAAGATACTGCAAAGGCTATGGCAGAATCTGTAAAGAGCAGTCTCGATAGCTTTACGTCATTTGCAAATTTCGACATTTCAAGTTCTACGGATTACTTTACCAGATATGAAGAAGTCGTTAATGATCTTGGCAATGATACCATCATAGACCGTATGTGGTCTCAGGTTAATGCTGAAAAGAGAGTTATCGAAGGTATCGAGAAACTACGAAAGATGAATTTCGCAGATGGGCTCCTTGACTATCTTAAAAGTCTAGGAACGCAAGCAATACCATATATCGAAGGATTCAGACTTGCTACGGCTGATCAGATTGAACGAACAAATGCAGTATTCAAAGAGAAGATGCAAATGACTAAAGATCAGATATTACAGCAGGCAAAAGATAATATGGAATCTGTTAAGAAATGGCGAGACGAAATTGTAGTGCTATCGAAAGATCTAGATCCTAGATTACTTCAAGAGTTAATCAACAAAGGATTAGATGGCGCAGATATTGTTGACGCGTATTTTCAAATGACACCTGAAGAAAAGAAACAGATAAATCAGTATTACAAAGACACACTGTCTATGAACGAAGAAGTTTCTAAAGAAGTATCAGACTCATACAAAGAAGCAGGTTTAGGAGCTGTTAATTCTATGTATCAAGGAATGATTGATGCCGCTACCGGTAAAGCCACCTCTTCTAAGAAAGGATCATCTAGAAATCTAAAAGGGTCTGCAGCGACAAAGACAGTTAATGCAGTTGCTAAGTCATTTGGCGAAGCACTTAACACAAATACGTCATTTAAGTCTTCTGGCAAGAAAGCTGGAGGACAATTTAAAGCTGGAATTGACTCTACTGCAGACAGCGTTGCAAAGTCAGCAAAGAAATCTGCTAAGAACGCTTGCTCTACTTTCACGAATTATGTAGAGATAAACTTCAAGAAAGCTTTTAAATCTGCTGGAGAATCTATGGGTACGCGCTTTGCTATCGGACTCTCATCTTCATCAGTATTGTCAATTGTAGAAGCCTCTTGTAAAGCTGTAGTCAATAAAGCGTTGTCTGAATTTGGAAAAGGCAGTGGAAAAGCTGGATCAAAAGGAACTTCACTCGGTAATTCATTCGCTAACGGAATAAAAGGTGCAATACCTTCAGCTGTAAGTGCTGCTCAAGCTTTAGTAGATGCCGTAAACGCTGTATTATCGACGATAAGAATGCCTACGTTATCTGCTAATGTAAATACGTCAAATCTTTCAAGTATAGTATCCGGTACAGTGGCAACAGCAACAGGATCTTCTGCAGCTGGAACTAGCGCTGGTTTGGCATTTTCTATAGCTAGTGGAATAGCCGGAAGTGTGTTTGGCAAAGGTAGCGGTCTTAGCAAAGCCTTAGCGGCATTGCAGAACGGTGGAAGGGGTAAAACTGGTCGCACTCTAAGAGGATCTAGTACCAATGTAACTAATAACTACACATTCAATCAGACAAACAATTCTCCTGTTGCATTATCTAATACAGAGATATATCGACAGACAAAGAATCAGTTTAGTCAGTTAAAGGGGGCTCTTAAATGATAAAGAAAGTAATTGTTACTAATTATTTAGGGGAATCCCTAGAAATGGAATTAGCTAGGCCTGAGGTTTCGGGTCTAGCTATAACAAACATCGATGGATTAGGACCTGTGAAGGCCACTATCAACACTAGTGAGATAGCAACCGGTGACGGAGCATTATACAATAGTGCTAAGCTTGAAACTAGAAACATTGTTATGGATCTGGACTTTAGATTCGGAACAGACATCGAAACTATTAGGCATACTACATATAAGTATTTCCCTATCAAGAGATATATCACGCTGACATTTGTAACGGATCAGAGATCTCTTGACGCTTTTGGTTACGTCGAGTCAAATGAACCTGCAATATTCCAGGAACACGAAGCAACTCAGATTTCCGTAATTTGTCCAGATCCATACTTTTATGCAACTAATGGAAAGACGCTTACATTATTTAGTGGCGTAAATCCTAAATTTGAATTTCCATTTGAAAACAACTCGTTAACTGAAAAGCTCATAAACTTCGGTGATATTGTGCATATGTACGAGAATATAGTAACGTACAAAGGAGATGCTTCGGTTGGCATAATAATAACGATTCATGCATTAGATACGGTAAAAGATATCGTAATCTATAATGCTAGAACTCGTGAAGTTATGAGGATAAATACTGACTTTATACAGACCTTAACTGGACAAGCATATGGTGCTGGAGATGATATTATCATTAACACTAAGCGAGGAGAAAAGTCAGTTACATTATTGAGAGCTGGACTGACAACAAATATTCTAAACTGCCTAGGCAAAGGATCTAGTTGGTTTCAGCTGTCAAAAGGAGATAACATCTTCATTTACAATGCTACAGAAGGCGCAATGAGTATTCAGTTCAAGATCGAAAACGACACAATTTATGAAGGGGTATAATTTATGGAAGCTACAATATTAAACTCAAGGTTTGAAAAAGTAGCCATCATTGACAGGTTCAAGTCCTTCATTTGGACTGATCGATATCAAGAGAATGGGGACTTTGAACTTTACCTCACTTTTGATATGGATGGAGTATTCCCTTATCTAGTCAACGACTACTATCTTCAAAATGATAATTCAGTTCATATGATGATTATTCAGGGAATGCTTCTAGAAACAAATGCTACAGAAGGACCTACAATCAAGTTAATAGGCTACTCTCTTGAGAGCTTATTAAAGCGTAGAATAATATGGGATAACACTACCCTGAGTGGCAATTTCCAAGATGGAATACAAAAGCTTATAAATGATGCTATTATAGCACCGTCAAAATCAGAAAGGAAGATTTCTAACTTTGTATTCAAGAAAAGTACAGACAGTAGAATAACCGCTCTAACAATCGACGCTAAGTATGAGCAGCATGAAAACTTATACGAGGCAATAAACTCGCTTTGTGTCGAGAAGCAAATAGGGTTTAAAATTACATTGAATGAAAATAAACAATTCGAGTTTGAGCTGTACAAAGGTATTGATAGATCTTATGCACAGCAATTAACTCCATACGTTGTATTCAGTCCGTCATTTGAAAACTTAAATAACACATCTTATCTTGACAGTAAAGAAGATTACGCGAATGTGGCGTTAACTGTTGGAGAGGATGGAGATACACAGACGTTATCAGGGAATCCATTGAAGATTACTAAAGAGGTAACTAGGGACGGCGAATCTCAGGAACAATTAAGTGGTATGCATCGATGTGAGATATATGTTGACGCTGGGTCAATTACTTCTGAGGATGAGGATCATAAAATGAGTGACGCCGAACGACAGAAAGTGGTTGCACAAAAGGGTAAAGAGGCTCTAGCTGAAAAACCGTATACAATATCTATGGACGGAGACGTTGATCCTCATACTATGTTCGTGTATGGACGAGATTTCAAAATGGGGGATATAGTACAGATAGAAAACGACTATGGTATTAAAGGGACATCAACCGTGTCGGAATTCATAATGTCCCAAGATTCTAGTGGGGAAACTTCATACCCTACTTTTACAGACTTTGTAAGTGCCGATGATAACCGAATACCAGTCGGCTCTTAAAAAATAAGATAAAGGAGGAAAAATATGAGTTTTGCATCTGGATTTTTTAATTCCGTAGATCATGATAGATTATATGATGCTACCGACATTTCAAGATTATTTGATGGTTTAATTCGAGATGGAATTTTTGCATCTATTGGTGACTGTATGGTCGTTAAGCAAAGCAACCAGATGAACGTAACAGTTGGAACTGGAAGAGCATGGTTTAATCATACTTGGAGTTACAATGATGCACTTTACCCAGTGACTATTCCACTGTCAGAGATTCTTATGGACCGAATTGACGCAATTGTTCTGGAGATCAACTCTGTTGAGGCCGTAAGAGCAAACAGTATTAAGTTAATCAAGGGAACGCCATCTTCTACGCCTACCAAGCCAGCACTGACAAATACTAAGGAAGTTCATCAGTATCCGTTGGCTTACGTTAAGGTTGGTAAAGAGGTTACGTCAATAAGGCAGGCAGATATTGAAAACTGTGTAGGGACGAGTGTATGTCCATTTGTTACAGGCATTCTTGAGGTAATTAGCATTGAACAGCTTATTCCTCAGTGGAAAGATATCTTGAACAGGTTTGTAGAGGAGAATACTGCAAATTTCAATACCTGGATGAATGGTGAGAAACAAAATTATCAGGCTTGGCTTACAGCAGCTAAGAAAGAGATTACAGATTGGGAAGCAACTTCAAAATCGGATTATCAGAAATGGTATGACAGCATTAAGAACGGCTATGACCAGTGGTTTGCTACAATTAAAGCCGCTTATGATGCTAACTGGTCCACATTCCAGCAATGGGAAAAATCATCTCAGGCCGAGTTTGATAAGTGGTTTGAGAATATGAAAAACAAGCTCGAAGGTGACTTGGGTGCTAAACTTACTCTGGAAACAGAAAAGCTTGGTAAGGAGAAAGTATCACTAATCGAGTCCGATAAGAAGGATTTAACAGGAACCGTAGAAGCTCCTTTAATGCTGGGTAAAGCTACAAGAAATTTATTGCCGTATCCTTACGAGAATAAAAGTGGTACCGTTAGTCATGGTGTAACAATGACATACTCAAAAGATGGGGCAATTACCTTTTCAGGAACGATTACGGATAATAAACAACCTACATTCAAATTATTCGATTCGGTAGAAAAATTATTCGATACTTATTGGATATCAAAAATATATTTTAAATATACGACTACAATTCCTAAAACTCTGAGAGGGCTTTTTCAAGTCTTCAAACGCGATACTTATGCATGGGTTGCGAATACGGAAGAGTTATCGAAATACGATTACGATTGGAGTATATATATCGTACGCTGTGTGGTATTTTATGGTGGATTAACAGGCGATGTTCATGGAACAGTGTCAAATATTAGAATTGTAACTAATGCTGACGATCCATTTGTTCCCTACTCAGGCTATGATATTAAGACGATTGGAAAGAATGTATTAAATCCAACATTAGATACAACAACACGGAATGGAATAACCTGTACTAATAATGGTGATGGAACGTATACATTAAATGGTACGGCTACAAAAACATTCGATCTTGCAACTACTAGTGTTGGAAAAGATCCTCTTTCGGATATTCTTATAGCTGGTCAAACATACAGACTAGTTGGAAATAGTAAAAAAAGTAATATTAAAGTTAACTTAGCACAATGGGGCAGCGACTGGAGCGTCATTAGCAATAGCTATGATCTTGGAGAAGGAGTTAATGCGAAGATAAGTCCAAGCGCTTCATATATTAGAGTTGATTTCAATATTCCAGATGGAGCCGCTTACAATAACTTAGTCTTAAAACCAATGCTCACTACTGATCTAAATGTAACCAATGATGATTTCGTACCATACACAGAATCTACAGCCCACATTGACTCCTCGACAGAGTTTCCTAATTTTGATCTAAAAACATTCGATGGAGCTACTCATATTATCTCTCCAGGTAATATTCAGTCGTTTCATGCAGATGCTCCTAATGGTAAATACCTGTTAGAGTCGATCAAGAAATCTGCCGAGTCTGGTGGCGTTAGCTATGGGGTAAACGCTCCTACTAATCCTAAAGCTGGAGATTTATGGATTGACCCATCTAGTGGAAGTCTCATACAATATTGGACCGGAAGTAAATGGACTCCAACTAGAGCTTTAGATATATATGGTTCTGACGTTGTTAAATCAGATTCAAAGCCAAACGCCAAAAGGAGCACTTTATGGATTGACTCTGGTAATGGAAATGCCATGAAGCATGTTGCTGAAGATGGAACTGTAACAGAGCTATCGTCTGGTGGAACTTCTTACGGCGCTTCAGCCCCATCTAATACAAAGCTTCTATGGATTGACAATTCAGGTGTAGCTAGATTTTACAATGGATCTGCTTGGGTACCATTGGCAGCTACGTGGGGATAATTCAAAATGGGGGGGGAGTAATATATAATGTATTTATCGGGATTCGATCATTTTGCAAAAGATAACGAAAAACGAAATGTAAAAAATCCCCTGGAGGAAAAATCAGATAAATCTTTTGAAAAGGAGGTTGAAGATAATGCCTAATTTTCTTACCGCGGCAGAGGTAAACTCTCTAAAAGCCAAGGTAAAAACGGAAATGCAGCGTAGAGCATACAATGGTTCTATGACTGGGTTCGCATCTGCATCGTACGACTTCTCCACAACTCCTACATCTGGAACTAAAGTTACTGCTGACCAAGGCAAAAAAGTAATCGAGCCTTTGTTGAACATTAAGGACCATGGCAATTTGAATACTGCCGATCTTAAGACAGGATCTAAGATTCCGTCATCGTTCAACAACGAGTTACTATCTTACACTGACTCATTGTCTAAAGAGCCAATTGATGGAGCTACCTCTTCATGTCGTGGAGCATGCTCTGGACTATGTGTAGGGATGTGCGGTAATACATGTAGCGGCTGTAGTAGTTGCTCTGGCGGATGCACTGGGTCTGGAGGATCTGGTGGCAGTGGATCAAGTGGATGCGGCGGATGCTCTGGTAATTGCGGTGGATGCGGCGGATGCTCTGGTTGTTCAGGATGCAGTAGCGGATGTCAAGGAGGATGCAGTAGATCGTGCGGAGGGTGTAGTAGATCGTGCGGAGGGTGTATAGGATGTTCTGGATCTTGTGAAAGCTGTTCTGGATGTGCCGGTTGTGGTGGATCTTGTTCTAGCTCATGTTCATCTAGCGGTAAAGGTAGCTCCTGTGCCACATGCTATGGTTGTACCGGATGCGCTAGTTCATGTTCTTCATGTTCGTCTTGTGCAGGATGTTCGGGATCTAGTGGTTGTTTAGGGTGTAGTTCAGGATGTTCAAGTTGTGCTAATACTTGTGATGGCGGATGTAGTGGTTGTGGTGGTTGTGAAGGAACATGCGAGTCATCATGTACAACAGGATGCCAAGGCTGTAGTGGATGTTCAGGAGGATGTAGTGGATGTTCAGGAGGATGTGGTTCTGGATGTTACGGTTCATGTACTGGCAATTGTGATGGGTGTAGTAATGGGTGTAGCGGTCAGTGTAAAAACGCATGTGCTACTACCTGCTCAGCAACGTGTACTGGCACCTGTCAAGCTCAAGCATTTGGAGCTGTAGTCTCGGGTGGGATAATTGAGGACCCAACTGTGGATCTTATTGCAAATGGCATGATGATGCCGATATACTCTCGAGATTTGTATAGGACAAATATTGGCCATCCATATTCCAGAGGAGATAATTATGAACTAAATCTAGGCAATATCACAGTAAAATTCAATAAGCGAACCAATGAAATATTATTCGATTTGTTGAAAGGGATTGCTGTTGTAGATAATACAATAATGAAAGCACTTGGAGGAACGTTAGACATACCTTTATTTGTAATGCGCATAACACCTAATAGGAAATATAATCCTAATCACGACGGATCGGCTGATAAATGCTGGCCGCCTACATCTGAAAAACCATCTGGCTTAATTGTTAATGCGAATAAATATTATCAGATATGTGTTAGTACAGAAAAATATTATGAGGGTAATAAAGAATTTTCGGGCTATTTCTTTTACTTGCATTTATGGGCCAATAATGCCACAAAAGACTATGTTGAGAAAGGATCAACATTTAAAGGAACTAAAGTAATTGGAATTCCGTTCGAAATAACAGAAATATAAAACGAATTAAAAGAAAAGGAGTTAACCAATATGAAAAACTTTACATTAGAACTTAACAAGGAAACAGCTGACTATTTACAGAGACTTGCATACGAGGTTATGACTAGAAAAGACGTTGTAGCTCATATGCTTGAGTCGGCGAAAGATGATACGGATGCTTCAGTGCTGGACTCAGTACCATTTAAGCATTACCACAAACTGCTTGAAGAGGCTGAGTGTTCCTACGACATTGCTAAAGCTGAGTTAGAAAAGTCTTTACAGCCTCGTGTTCTGGAGCATGAAGGAAAAGATGTTAAATTCAGATGGGCAGTAACAGACTTTTCAGAGCACCTCGTACACATTACCGTATTAGAGGGCTAAGCCTATGAAGAAGTTCGAACAGTTTCAGGATATGATCGGAAGGTTGTATCCTGAGACTATTATAACAAATAATGCATCAGACAGAAAAACATTATCTCGTACCGTGACATTTCAGGTAACAGACGAGTGTAACTTATGCTGTACCTACTGTTACCAGATAAACAAAGGCAAGAGAAAAATGAAGTTCGAAGATGCAAAGAAACTCATCGATATGCTTCTTACCGGAGATGAGCGGCTTGGAGAATATATTGACGTAAATACGTCTCCTGGCATTATCATTGAGTTTATTGGTGGAGAACCTTTCTTATGTGTAGATCTTATTGATCAGATTTGCACATATTTCTATGATAAAGCTATCGAGTTGATGCACCCATGGGCAACAAAATTCTGTATTTCGATTTGCTCAAATGGTGTATTATATTTTGAGCCTAAGGTTCAGAAGTTCCTGAACAAATGGCGTCATAACCTCTCTTTCTCAATTACCATCGATGGAAATAAGGCTCTGCATGATGCTTGTAGAGTCTTTCCAGATGGTACTGGGTCTTATGATGTGGCAGTAGCTGGAGCTCGTGATTGGATATCAAGAGGATACTATATGGGCTCTAAGATCACCATAGCGCCAGGTAATGTCCAGCATCTATTCTCGGCGATTAAACATATGGTAGAACTTGGATATAAGGATATCAATGCGAATGTTGTTTACGAAAAAGGATGGACATTGGATCACGCAAAGATCTATTACGAACAGCTCAAAATGTTAGCTGATTATTGGCTTGAAAATGACTTGGCCGATGATCATTTTATGGCATTATTCGAGAATGACTTCTTCAAACCAAAGGAAGAAACGGATGTCGAAAACTGGTGTGGCGGAACTGGATTTATGTTAGCGATGGACCCAGACGGTTGGCTTTATCCATGCATTAGATATATGGAGAGCAGTCTAGGAACGTCCCGAGAGCCTCTTAGAATTGGCCATGTCAATTTCGGAATTGCTCAAAGAAAATGCGATAAGCAGTGCGTTGAGTGCCTCAATAAAATTGACAGAAGAACAGAGTCTAGTGACGAATGCTTCTATTGCCCTATAGCTGAGGGTTGCAGTTGGTGCTCTGCGTACAACTACCAAGAAAATGGAACTCCAGATTCTCGTTGTACTTATATTTGCGATATGCACAAGACTCGATCTCTTGCAAATGCATACTTCTGGAATAAGTGGTATCGTAAGAAACATTGGAAACAGAGATTCAAAATATACTGCCCGGACGAATGGGCCATTCCTATTATCGGAGAGGAAGAACTTAATATGCTTAAAGAATTAAGTAAGGAGGATCAAAATGAAACTTAAATTCGGAAACGGAACGACAGTTGATATTCGCAAATTTACAAGAGAGTATGCTCAGAATCAGTCAGGTAGAACTTATCTGAACATTACTTCAACATATGAATCCCCAGCAGTGTTTGACAGGATCGCTTCTACGGCCCGCAATGCCGACAATATCTCTCATATGGAGATCACAGACGACAATGGAAATGTCACTACATTCGATGGGTTCAAGTTGGACAACGTTATTGAGATTCATGATGGATTATCCAATGATGTTACTATCAGGGCTTACAAGAATGACCCAGTTATTACAACTGACGGCTCAGAATCGGAGGCTACCAGTGAGTCTTTGACATAAATCAAAATGGTTTAAGGAGGCGATTCCATTGCAGTAATTCTTGAACGTCCAAGCGACATTAAAAGAAAATTTAATAATATCTCTAGACTTTTACTCGTTTGTGACTAGGGATAAGAACATTTCAATCAAAATAAGAAAGGAGCTGTTTTGCTATGGATTATACACCAAATATCAATACCCAGGGAATGCGACAGCCTATGGGTCCTGTAGACCAACCAAATTGGAATGGAGGACCAAGGTTAAATCATAATCCCCAAGTTATGAACAACCGGGCCGTAGGTCAGCCTAATCTGTCAAATGCAATGGCGAACCAACAACCAATTATTCCAATCAGAGGAAGGATTGTAACTTCAGAACAGGACATTGTACCTGCAGAAATACCGATGGATGGTAGCATTTGCCTGTTTATGACAGAAGATTGTAAGAGCATTATTGCCAAGCAGTGGAACAGTAATGGTGTTCTGCAAAGTCTTATCTATTCTCCAAGTTCGAATGAGCAGGCTCAATCAGAGTGTCAAAATGGTGATAGCACCGGAGAATTAAAAGCTCAACTTGACAGGATAGAAAACATGCTCAAGAGGCAAAATCATCAAAATAAGTCGCGATTCAAGGAGGACAAAAAGAATGATAAGTCAATGCATTCAGCAAATGGCGATGAAGATTCTAAAGGAGAATCCTAATATTGCCAATAACCCAAATCGTTATGCTTCTAGTGGTAGATACGCTTCAACTGGGCATGGAACTAGATATGGATATATGCCATATTTAGAAGGTGAAGACTACATTATGCAGCAGTATCTCACTGGAGATCCAACAGAGTTTGCAGATCAGATGAAACTTCGTTACGGTTACATTGATCAAAATGAACCAAAAATGATGAACAAGCCAGTTAGCACTTATGGCGCTGCGTATGATTCTTGGTCTGATGCAAGAAAACATTATACAAAAACTGGATCATCGGAAGATAAAGAGAGAATGGAACAGCATGGAGAAGAACATGTCGAGAAGGCCATTATCTCTATGCGTGATATTTGGAGCGAAGCCAGCCCTGAATTGAAACGCAGAATGAAAACCGAACTTTCTACATTAGTAGATAGCATGAGTATCTAAAGAGAACTGCGATTATGGACAGATTCTCAATGAATGGATATTTATGGAGGATAAAGTTCGTAAACCCAAATGACAAAATGCTTATGGATAGGACTGGAAAAATGACATTAGCCACCACAGACCCAAACCTTGCAACTATTTTCATGTCGAGGAGCTTATCTGGTGCACTCCTTATGAAAGTTCTTATCCATGAGCTAGGTCATTGTGCTCTTGTTAGTTACAGTTTGCTAGACGATATTCATAAGGTTGTAAAGCCAGAATATTGGATATGGGCTGAAGAATGGGTCTGCAACTTTATAGCCGATTATGGAACTAAGATATTTTCAATAGCTTATTCTGTATTAGGTAATGACGCATGGATGTTTATTCCTTATGAACTTGATAGAGTAATCGCATAAGGAGGAAATTATGGAAAGCATCGTATCGATAATTATTACTGTGTTGTGCTCGGTTATTGCATCCTCGGGATTCTGGGCTTGGCTCCAGAAAAAAGATGACAAAAAATCATTACAAAGTCAGATGCTCATTGGACTGGCCCATGACCGCATTGTAGCGTTAGGAATGACATACATCGAACGCGGATGGATCACCAAAGATGAATATGAGAATCTGAGCGACTATCTTTACGAACCATACAAAGCACTAGGCGGGAATGGCTCAGCAAAGAGGGTTATGGAGGGAGTCAACCGGCTCAAAATATTTACCGTACCACCAATATCGGAAGGAGAAAGTCAAAATGAAGTTAACAAATAAACAGTATGATATTCTTAAATGGATCGCTTTGATTGCTTTACCAGCAATTGGTACTTTATATTTCACACTTGCTACAATCTGGGGACTTCCGTATGGAGACCAGGTCGTAGGAACTATTACTGCAGTGGATACTTTTCTTGGTGCTCTGCTCGGTATTAGCACTAGCCAGCATAACAAACGCAAAGCTGCTTCGGCAAAAAGGCAGTAGTATGCATATATGTCCCTAGACTTTCCATGCGATTGCCTAGGGACGTCAAAATGTCGCTGGATATTCATGGGCTGTTTCTTTTTCGCTAAATTTTCATAGATTATAATGAAGATTATATTTAAGGAGGTAACTATTATGACACAAACATATTCGGAATGGATGAAATCGGATGAATATAAGGATTGGGTTCGGAAACGGAACAAGATAAATAAATTCGTATATACACCCATAAGAATTGTGTTATTCCCAATAGCATTACTCATTAGAGTTTATAGATGGGTATATCACTATGATGATTGAGGCTATCAAGGCCTCTTTCTTTTACCTCGCATTTAATTCTTTTTGTATAATGAGAACTATACTAAACAAAATTATGGAGGTACATGGATATGAAAAAATTATTAAATACATTCAAAGATGGAAGATGGTTAATTATGATATTCCCAGTAGCAGTACTTGTAATTGCAGTATTGACTATGACAGGAATCATGAACCCAATAGCATCATTTGGATGCGGAATTATTGCATATTTGGTAGCAATAGGGTTTAGTTATGATGACGAGGATGAGGACTAATTCAGGTCCTCTCTTCTTTCGCAATTTTTTCTATTCGTATAATGAAAGGAGTGATTTATATGTATAATTTTGTAAAAAGTAACGGAACTATTGCACTTGTTCAGGATGAAAATGAAAGATACTTGGTGGTTGATAGAAGAACTGACGAGGTATTAAAAAGAACATGCGACAAGGACACTGGTTTAAGAGCATATGACAGAATTGTAAACGAAATGAACGAAAGTGAGATTGAGGCTTAATCAAGGCCTCTTTCTTTTCGCGACATATTCATGGCTTATAATGAAGATTATATTTAGGAGGTAACTAATATGAAAAGAAAGATCAAACGAGCATTTGCATTGGTGGCAGCTTTAAGTTACGTATGTGCACCAACATTACTAATGTTAATTGGATTTTGGATGATCTACAATGTAGGTCTCTGGATCGGATTAGGATTCAGTGCTGTTGGATATGCGGCATGCGTATGGGAGTATGGTCAACTGCAGATGTGGCATGATTCTAAAAAATCAAATAAGAAAACTAAATAAGTCTAGGGACGCGGGCGATTCAAAGCCCGTTCCTTTTTCGCAAGATATTCTGTTCCTATAATAGGAAGAAAGGAGGAGCTAAAAGATGAAAGAATTCTTAGCAAACATAGTAAAGGTATTTATTACATTAGCGATTTTAGGACCGGTAATTGCACTGGTAGGAATCGGTCTTGGAATAGGAGCTTTACTATTCTAACTAGGATGAGTCAGTGGAAACATTGGCTCTTTCTTTTATCTCGCAAATATTTCATTCATTATAATGAGAACTAAACATTATTATAAGGAGGTGATTAGTATGAAAAAACCATACAATTATGGAGTAAGAAAACCAAGAAAATAATGAGTAGTAATAAGGTTTATAGACTATGGAAACATGGTCTATAAGCTTTTCTAGAAAGGAGTCAAAATGACATTAAACGAAATTTTAACACACCGTAAGTTAATAGCTATGATTGATTTCTCAAATAAAGAAGCAGAGAAAATCTTAACACGAGCAAAAGAATTGAACCAGAAAGCAAAAGCGTTACCGGATAAAGATTCAGTAGAAGGGTTACATATTCTTATGGAAACGGAACGCTTAACAGGTAAACTTGAGGGAATTAACCTCGTAATGGATGAGCTTGAACGCCTCGCAAAAATCTCATAGTGTATAATGAGATGAAAGGAGGAATGTAAGATGATTACATTAGCAATTTTAGGAGCTATTTTATTAGGAGTGATAGTAGTTGGAATAGCACTGCTTTTAGCAGGAGGTATTTCAATATTATTCACTTTCGGAGATGTGATAGTGGCAGGATTGATAATCTATGCTATCATCAAACATATCTGGAAAAAACATCACAAAAACTAGGAGGGGCCTATATAGGCTTCTCCTTTTATATTTTTTTAAATTAAAGGAGGATACAAAAATGGTAGTAAAGTATGTTGAGGATTTCGTTGGATTGGACGGTCATTTCTACGAGAGTAAGGTAGCATCTGAGTGCAATTCTATTCGGTTGGTTCCGAATTGTGGAGGCATGATGTCAGCTGTATTCTTATACCGGGACAATGATCAGAGCATGATTATTCCATTCTCAGCAAGAGAACTTGATAAGAAGATGGTGTACCTGGACAACAATATCTTTGATATCCACGTTGCATCTGGTATTATTGACTTGTCTGGATTCAAGGCTGTAAAACTGTCAAAATACATTGAGCTGAATTCAGTAATGAAGACGATTGGCAAGAGTCCGTTAATCGCTGGTAAATCGCCAAAAGGAACTCCAGTTGATACTAGGGATATATCAAAAGATATCTGTCATGCAATTGAATTCAATGATGACAGCTTCGAGCACCTGTTTAAAAATATGAAGGAGGGATTATAATGTTTAAAACTCATATTGATATTTCTAGACGGAATTATATTTACTATATGGTTCACGATATTATTACAATGCGTAATGGCTGGGACGTAATAACCACTGTCACTAGACCAGATCATATAAGGATCTACTTCTCTTATAAATGGTTCCAGTACGGCAAGGTTCGAGCATTCAAAAAGGCGGTGAAAAACTATGCAAAAAGAGTCACATATTATGATCACACCTCTATCCCTAGATATTTATTTGCACAAGAGACAATATCATCTTCAGACAAACTCCAAAAAGCGCTCGCAGAGTTTTCCTACACATCCGCAGTTCAAGGAGGTATTAGATGCGGAGATATCGAAGCTATAGTAATAGGATATAAAAAGATAAGGAGGAATTAAAATGAACGTATTAGTATGCATTATATGTGTAACTCTTGGGTATATTGTCGGTATGCATGTTGGCAAAAACGTAACGAAAATGTCTTGCCCAGGCATCATCAAAATGGCTAGGGACGAGGATAGCGAAGGGTACTACTGTGCTCTTGAGGTTAAGGGAAAAGACTCTCTTAAAGAGATGTACAATTCCGATACAGTAACGTTAGAAGTTAGGCGTATGTCGGACACGCAAATAAAACAGGGCTTATAATGAGAACTTTATTGTTATAATATTGAAAGGAGTCAAATATGGCAAGAGAAGAAGGAACTGAAAACTTAAGAGAGGTATTAGAGCAAACAATTCTTGAAGAGGACAATAAACTCTTCGATGAAAAGATTGGCGACGAGCGAAATGCTATTGCCGACAATTTGGTTAGCTTCTATAAGTTGAAATTGGAAGAAGATAAGCTCGCACAGGAGCGTGATATCAAAATGAAAGAGTTTGATCACAAAGAAAGAGAACTCGACATTCGAGTACGCGAATTGGAGCAGTCCAAAACTAATTCAAAATTAGAACTGATCAAATCCGGAGTAACGCTGGCCGCTTGGGCCGGTCTTAGCATCGGGGTGATGGTCTTCGAAGGTAATGGAGGCGCAATACTTAGTAAGGCATTTCCGGGGATCTTTCCAAAGACGAAGATCTGAGAAACAAAAAGTTAAGTTTATAGGCTATGGAAACATGGCCTTTAAGCTTTTCGCAAATAATTCTTAGTCTATAATGAGAACTTTATTGTTTTAAGTTGAAAGGAGAATTAAAATGAAAGAAAAAACTAAACAGAAACTTAACGAGGCAAAAGAGTATGTTATTGAGCACAAGAGCGATATTATCGCTTTCTGCGCTACGACTGTAATTGCTGTTGCAACTGGTCGTGCTTGTGGTGCTATGATTGGAAAGTACATTGGCATGACAAATGCAGAAGCATACAGAAACGGATGGCAGAAAGGCATGAGTGATTTTCACGATCGTATGCTGAGAGACAACATTGAAAATACCGAAGTTGTTAAGGCTTTAGTAGAATTTCAGGATCGAAACACAAAATAATAAAGAACGAAGTTTATAGGCTATGGAAACATGGCCTTTAAGCTTTTCTAGGAAGGAGAGAGGAAATTGAAAAGGGAAGATAAATTCTTTATATTTTGTCTTGTAATGGTCGTTATACTTGGATCGTTTAGAGCATATACACGATATGAATACGACAAGCAGCAGGAAGAAACTAACAGGATCGTAAAAGAAATTCAGAGAGATATTTATTAGGAGTTAGTTATTATGGATACATTCTTATTAGCATTTTTAACGGCGTTTATAGTACTGATGATTTCAGAAAGACGCCATCGCAGATAATTCATTTCATATAATAGGAGGTGATAAAATGGGCAAAGAAACTTTATTGAAGATCGGTCAGATCGGATGCACTGCATTAGCAGGATTCTTAGGAATCTGTTTAACACAGTTAAGCATCGATAAGGCAGTCGATGAGAAAGTAAAGGCTTTAGAATCAACCGACAAAAAAAGAGGATGAGGACTAATTCAGGTCCTCTACCTTTTCTAGAAAGGAGTCAAAATGAACACTGAACAGGTAGGATATTTTATTAAAAGAAACATATCTACTATATTATCTATAGGTGCGGCTGTAGGTGTGGTAGTATCAAATATTCTTACAAATAAAGCATCTATAAAAGCAACCCTTAAAGTTGATGAGATTGAGAAAAAGAAGCATAGAGAGCTTACTTTTATCGAAGAGGTAAAAGTTGTAGCTCCAATTTATGCTTATTCTATTGTAGTTGGCGCTGCTACAATAGGATGCATCTTTGGATCGAACTTCTTAAACAAGAAACAGCTTGCAGCATTAGCAGGAGCTATGAGTATTCTCCAGGCAAACTTTAAGAGGTACAGAACAGAAGTAGTCAACGAGGTAGGAAAAGAAAAAGAAGAAAATATTTGGAAAGCTAGCAGAACTCCAATTACGAAAACAGTATCTGAGCAGGAATCAAAATTTGTAGACACAACTGGATTAACATTCTTCATTGATAGTTTGACTGATGAGGGTTTCTATGCCGACAAAGCGACAGTAGAATCAGCTATATTAAAGTTAAATAGGAAATTGGCATTAAGCCCTGCTCACACGGTAACTTACGATCAGTTTAGATACGATCTCGATTTGCATCCAACAAGTTTTGGAAGCGTTGTAGGTTGGTCTAAGATCGATATGGACGAGAATGATAAGACAAATGAATGGGTTGATATTCAACTTGTGCCGTTTGAAAACACTGAGGGTTACTATATACGATATCTTGATTTACCGCATGGGTTATTCATGGAAACCAAAGCGGAGAAACGAGAAGTTAAAGGCTGGTTCAAAGACATGGAATACAGCTCAAGCATGCTGATATAAGAAAGGAGAAACAAAATGAGTTTTTTAAACAATTTAATTAAGGAGGCAAACAAGGTTCCAGTCATTGCCGATAAGAATGCACCGATGCTCCTTATGATTGCTGGAATCGGCGGGTTAGCAGCTACAATAATAAGTGCGGTTAAAGCTACACCATTGGCAATTGACAAAATGGATGATGAGATTGCTAGGCGATACGAAGAAGGAGAAATCGAATACGAGGATCTGCCAATGTCTGTAAACAAATCTGACATGGCATATAGATTCGAGGAACTCGGTCCGAAGCAGATCGTAAAGTCTTGCTGGAGGTGCTATGTTTCTACAGTGATTTTAGGAGCCTTAAGCATCTCAGCATTTATCGGATCATACAAAGTAAGCACAGCTAGACTTACAGCTATGACAGCAATGTACGAGTTTACGGCTAGCGCATATGACAGATATCGTAGAAACGTAGCTAAGGTATCACCAAAGACAGATGTCAAAGCTAACAAAGCTGCTAGAGACGAGCGGGTAAAAGAGATCCCAGAGTCAAAGTTCGATGGCATGCAAGAAGGAAAAGAGGTTTGTATCGACCTCTATACTGGTAATGTGTTCTATTCGACAAGAGAAGAAATACTGCAGGCCGTTGGAAAGATAAAGGATCGATTCCTTGGCGGTGAGATGTTTATATCTCTTAACGAATTCTATGATGAAGTAAATGCAAATCACGTAGAAGTAGGAGACGACGTAGGATGGTCACCAGACACTTATGTAGATGTTCAGTTTGACTCAACGTTGAGAAATGGAAAGCCGTGCCTGACAATCGGATATTTCGCAAATCCGAGGTTTGATTATCGTGAGTTAATGTAGACTCGCAAAAAAATCATATATTATAATGAGAGATATACCAAAAAATTTAAGGAGGACAAAAGTATGTCAGAATTACAGAATGAGAACACAGAGGTTATGGTATCAGAGGACGTTAACACAACGCCTGCAACTGAGGAATCTAAGGACGATTCATTAGGTAAACTTGGAATTGCTCTGATCGGCTTAGCAGCTGTCGGAACTTACACGCTTGGAAAAGCGGCAGTTAAGGGAGGCAGGATGTTAGTCGAGAAGGCAAAAGAAAAGAGAGCCAACTTGAAGAGGTTTAAGGACTCTAAGGACGCAGATTATCGTGAAGCGGAACCTGAAGACGATGCCGAAGAAGATCAGGATGAAACTGAAAAGTAGTACTTAAAAGATTGGAAATCTTTGGTCTAGGATCATGGAAACATGGTCTTAGACTTTTTGTTTTAGAAAGGAGTCAAAATGGAAAGACTTGAAAGCAACTCAATCGCAACTGGCACTAAGGCAACAAAGAAAAAACCTACTAAAGCCGAAGAGCGTCATAAGATTGAAAAAGTTGTAAAGAATAGAGTAACAACTCAGAAAAAATCCCTGGGTCAGAAATTCGGAGAAACATTCTTAAGCGATGAATCTGGAGGTGTTGGATCGTATATCTTTAATGATGTACTGATTCCAGCTTTAAAAGATACATTCGTGGACATGGTCGAAGGTGCTATCAATATGGCATTCTATGGCGATACAAGACACAGATCACGTAGCCGTAGCAGCATTAGTAGAGGTAGTGTTGAGCGCATACCATACGATGCTAGCTTTGATAGCCGTAGCAGACGTAGATCAGCACCTCGAGGCAGGGCTAGATATGAAATGGACAATCTTAGATTCGACTCGAGAGCAGATGCAGACACATTGCTTGATACTTTAACCGAGTATCTTGATCAGTATGGATCAGTGTCTGTTGGCGACGTGTTTGAGTCTATTGATATTCCGACACAGGCAAACGATTTCCATTATGGATGGTATGAGCTTGGTGGGGCGCATATTAGAAAGTATAGAGACGGTGGATATGTCTTAGAGATGCCGAGATTGGAGGAACTTGACTAATGATTAAAATAATTGAACCAGGAACTAAAACAGTAACAAAGTGTCAATACTGTGGCTGCAAATTCTCTTATGAGGAAGAAGATATTCAGAGTCGTCCATACAAGGTAGCAGATGGAGTTGTACCAGGCATTACTAAGCTGCCAATATTCTTCGAGTCTTACGTAATATGCCCACAGTGTGGTAAGACTCTTACAGTAATGTCCATTAAAGGACAGAAAGCATAAGGAGGTAAAGAAATGGGAGACAATGTAAATCATCCGGAACATTATCAGAATATTGCTGGTGCTGAGGCTATTGATATTCTGAATGATGTGGTTAAGGACCTGCCAGGCAAGCAGGCCGCAATGTTATGGAACGCTATGAAGTATCTGTTCAGATTCCAGAAGAAAAACGGTGTAGAGGATCTGAAAAAAGCTCGAAATTATCTGGACTATCTGATTGCAGATATGGATGCAGTATGTGATGCAGCAGAGAAATTATGGGACACATGGTATTCAAATGAGTATGGACACGTGTGGATATTTGCAGGAACGAATCCTAAAGGAATGCCAACGAAGTTAATCTTCGAGACAAAGGATGCTGCGGAAGAATTCAAGAGTGTATTTTACAATATGCAAAGTGAAGGATACGATGAATTCTCAATTGCAGATGCATGCTTAGAGATGAAGTTCAAGTTCACAAAAGGAAACAAATGGAATAATTGGGATGAACTTGTACCATGGAAAAAGGTTCATAACAGATTCTCTATCAAAGAAGCAGATGGCAAATACGAATTGATATTTGTATATAAGAGTTCTAGTTCTGAAGAAGCAAAGAATATTAAAACAAACAATGATCCATACGTCATCTATGGATCAAAGACTTTTGGTAATGTGAGGGTGTACTATTCAACACACATGTTTGCTGGAACATGCAAATCGATTGTATTCCCGAGCGATTTACAAAGATATATGTTCATTGCAAGCTTCTTTGCCAAGCTTACAGCAAAAGATTTCAAGGTATATTCAATACGGGATGTTCTGTCTGATTCAAATTTCGTTGTTCCGGATGGCACAGACAATTTTAGTACTAAGCTTACGTGGAAGGATATCTTCTCAAAGTTTGAAATGCGTACAGAAGGTGAAAAGTATATCTTAGATTTCATTTACTGGATCAAAACAGGTACGAAGAATAAGTGCATCTCATACCATTCAAGTGTTTGGGGAAATGCAGATGTTTATTATTCTACAGATATGCCAGAGGGATCATGCACAAAGATTCTGTTCGATGATGAAGGCGGTAGAAACACATTTGTAATCAAGTTCTTTAGATATATGAGCATCGGAGCTCACAGATTCTCTATTCAGGATATTCTTGAAGATGCAAAGTATCTGTTTCCTAGAGAGGATAACAGTCTTCATTTCACGATGCCATGGAATGAGATCTTTAAGGGATTCCATATTACTGATGAAGGCAGCAAGTATGCATTAGAGTTTATTATTGATTTAAAAGGAGGAAAATGATATGAATGAAACCAAATCAACGACAGAAGACGAAGACTGCATCGATTTTGGGTCATATTGCTTAAACAATGTATTCAATTGGAGAGAGCAGCACTTAGAAGTTGTAAGTAAGGAGGACAAATAAATGAAAGAAGTATTAAACGCAGCTGTAACCAGCGTATCGACAGTATTAGGCCATACTAAGGCCTGGACAAAGATGAACTCTTCGGAGATCATGTTATTTGCAGGTATTGGAGCAGGTATTGGAGCTCTGATTACAACACAGAGAGCTACACTCAAAGTAACAACAGTAAAGAGCAACGAAGAAAAGACAAAAAAGAAAATCGTAGAGACAGCAGCAAAGTACGAAGAAGATCCGGACTCTCTTGACAGACCTTACACAAAAGAGGATGCAACCAATGATCTGGTTCTGCTGAAGAGAAAAACAGCATTAGAGTATGTTAAGCTCTATGCAGGTCCTGTAATTCTCGAAGCAGTATCTATCGGTCTTATTCTTGGATCTCATCATATTATGAAGCAGCGTCAGGCAGCATTAGCAGCATCTTGTGCAGCAATTGCTAAGGCTTACCAGACGTACCGTCAAAATGTAATTAATAAGTACGGAGAAGAAGTCGACCAGGAGATGCTGTATGGTTCTGAAAAGAAAACAGTTAAGAAGACTGAGACAGATCCAGAGACAGGTGAGAAAAAGAAGGTAACTGAGGAGCAGGAGATTATCAGAAACTTTGGTGGCTCACCGTATGCAAGACTCTTTAACAGAGAGAACTCTACTGAGTGGTTCAATGACAATCCTCAGAATGAGTTCATGCTTGCGCAGCGCGAGAAGGAAGCAGATACCAGATTAAAATGTGAAGGCATCCTGACACTGAATGATGTATACCGTATGATCGGTCTGAAGCCCACTGACATTGGTCTGACACACGGCTGGAGATACAGAAGCCAGAAAGATCCAGATTATGACAAGTTCGACAACAACGTAACGTTCCTGACCAAATGGGTCATGGTACCGAACGAAGAAACTGGCGAAGAAGAGAGAACACTGTTAATCGACTTCAACTGTGATGGCTGCATTTATGGTGAAGTATCCCAGAGATGAATCGATGAACAGATAATGCTTAGAGACGGTGTATTAGATTACCCTTGGCAGCAGTGGTGCTACTAAGGGCGGTCTAGGGCCGTAGAGAGGTGTCAAAATGGATCAATTTGAAAGGAGAAATGAGAAACATGAGTAAAATGTGTTTTATAGGAAGCGCTTCAATCGCTGTAGCAACAGAATATAATAAGAACCCAGATGCAGACTTTGTTGCTATCAGCCATGAGCATATGGATTCTATTATCGAGTACTTTAAAGATCATGCGTTTTACAAATACAATACTGATTTAACTATGGACGGACAGCTTAAGTTCAAAGGAAAACCAGTCATAGCATACATTGGCCAGCCTATAGGAAGCAATAAAGGTGACATAGGATCTATGACAGCCGAGGAAATGAAAAGGATGCTTAACAAAGTTTATGGTGCTGGAATGTTTCATAAGGAGGCTGCAGATGTATAGATGTGATGGATGCGGTGAGGTATGTGAGGAAAACGAACTTACAGAGTTAGAGTTCTTTCAAGGCGTACCAACGCAAAACTTATGCAGTAAATGTCTGGCAAATATATTTGTAAAGAAGGAGAAAAAGAAATGAAAAAGATTCTCGAGATTGGTAAGATCTTCAAGGCTCGATGTCCAAAATGTAACTGCCTGTTTCAATACGAGAAAGAAGATATTCAAATAAAGAAATTAGGTGGAGATGAGTACAGCATCATTACATGCCCACAATGCGATAAGGAAATTTCGACACGAGGAAGATTGGATATAGCTATTGACGATTCACATTTGTCAAAAGAAGAAAGATTCCTTAGAGGGGATTTCTTCAAAACATTATAAGGAGGAAAAGAAATGAAAAACGCAATACATTTAGATCATGACGTGATGCAGAATAATGAGGACTTTGTTCATGGATTGCTTAAACGATTTGAGTCAGTGATCAAGGCCACAGACGGTGTCTTATCCGGCAGTATGATATGGCGTAATTTTTACCATGGCTTAGGCATCGACATTAAAAAAGAGATACTGGATGCTTTTGGCATCAACGATTTGGAGGATAGAATATATGACATCAAATCAGTAGTTTTATACAAGGACCCGTCCACATACGAAACGTTCTTGATGTTTAATGTTGGTGATGTCAATGAAGAGATAAGCAATAGAGATGCAGCTGAAGCTTTTGCAAAAGTCTATGCAAAACTTAATTCGATTCAGGAAACGAATGGCGTCAAAATAGAGGCTACTATTACAACTGACGGGATAAACATTGAGTCTTCTAAGGACAATCTCGTTTACCGTATTATTATACCGAAACGTGAGCTGGATGCATCAGTTGATATTACAATACCGATAGAAAACACACTTGAAACTGCTATAAAGAAACTAATTGATTAAAGGAGGGGTCCTTCTATGTGCGACAAAACAAGAAAAATGGGTAATTGGACTGTAACTGACCATGATTTATATGTATTTGAGCGTTGGATGAAAGGAGACAGTGCTCGTATGATAGCAATGGACGAGTATGTCTCTACTCAGAGAATATACCAGATAATTACTAAGGTACGGTTATTCCGTGGTGATGAGGTCTACAAAGATCCGTATGATCTGAGATACCTTCAGTCAATTACTCCTAGAACTAGAAAATTTTTAGTTAAAAGAGGAGCTAAAAATATTAAAGAACTAACTGAATGGGTGAAGCACAACAGACTTACAGATATTCCTGGAATCGGAGACACCATTGAAAGAAAAATACTTATTCAGCTTGATGACTTCATGCGCCAGAGACGTGAGGAAGAGCAGAATAAGAAATCAGAATAAAAATGGAGGAATTAAAAATGAAAAAAATTACTAAAGGATTATGTTTGTTACTCGCAGTTGTTGTATGTTTATCAGTGGTTCAGCCTGTAAATGCAAAAACTAAATATACTAAGACCGAAAAGAATTTAGCTTTTGCGCTTGCGGTTTTCCAGGATAATGAACTGTTGGACCCAGATTCATTTAAAATAAAGAAAATTAGTAAGGTTAAATACATACTAAATAAGGATAATTTTGAAGTATATGCAGCATGCGGAATTCTTGATAGCTACAGGACGATTGCTTGGAAGGTAGATTATACAGCATCTAATGCTTATGGTGGAAACGTTAGGGAAAGTGTATATGTTACTTCTACATGGAACTATTGCAGTGAATACGATATTGATTTTGAAGATTATACTGACAAAACTAGCTATGCTAAAAGTGGCAAGAGTAAGTCATTTGTTAAGAAAATCAAGAAGCTTACGTCAAAATACTATAAGGAATTTTAAGGGGGTCTAGGTATGAAAATTTTAGCTACAATCAAAGAACTGTCAGAAAATTACAAAGTACCAATTAAGCTTGTTGTGAAGCCTGATGGTACTATAGAGATATATGTCGATTATGAGAAGGCTAACTATATCACAGTTAATTCATCGACAAACGAGGATTTCGTTTGTTTCTGCTTAAGAGAATGCGTGGAAATTTATTTCAGGAGGTAATTAAAATGAGAGGATTTTGTAAATGTGATTTGTGTGGCAGCGTATACCACGAAGATGAGAATAAAATGTATAACGGGATTACTGTATGGTGGAAAAGCAAATCTGGAGTAACATGTTTCCCTGATGATAAGAAATTATGTACTCCGGACGGCGAATATGTTACGGATATTCCAGGAATAATGGATGTGTGTCCTGAGTGCCAGGAACGATTCTATAATTGGATCAAAATGTCTAGGGGTGAAGCTAAAAGTCCTAAGGATGCTGACTTCCCTATGAACAAACCTGAATAACTCGCAAATAAAACATAGCTTATAATGAGAAGAGATGCGTAGTAGCACAATAGCAGTGCACTGGTATACCCTATACCAGAGATACGGGTTCATATCCCGTTTGCATCTCCTTTCATTTTTCGAAAAAATAGGAGGAATCAAAATGTACAGAATTATCGATTGGTTCAGAAAACCGGCAATTATGAAGAAACTTTATCTCACAGGTGGAGATTGGGATGGGGACTTGGTAGTATACAAGCATCACAGGTATTATGTGAACATCCAGACAGGGGCGGTGATGAGAATTGAATAGCATACTTACAATTATATTTATATTTTTCAGAGCTTTAAGCTTATTCATTTTTGGTGGTCTTATGCTTGCTGGAGTGGTACATACAGTAAAATGCATTTTCAAGAAACACGACATTGACTTAATTTCAGAGTTTGTAATTATTATCATCGGAATGTGCATAGCCGTATCATGGTCAGTAGATTTGCATTGAGGAGGTTATTATGCAGGAATTCGATCATACATCAAGAGAAGATTATACATATACTGAACAAGAAAAGTCATGCCCTTATTTCGATAGCTGTTATATTCAGGTAAGAAATCAGGGAGCATGTAGGTTTATGTGTAAAGACAACCCAGCGTATAATAAGGAGGGGTCAAAATGAAACAGACAAATGTAACTCACAACATTAGAGTAGATAAGAATAAGTCTAACCGTGCAGTATATGAAGCTTGGGGTGGCGACGAGTGGCCGATCAGCGATCCTAATAAGGAGTATGTACCTATCAGTGATTTTGGTATGGCCATGTGCAACAGAAAGAGAGGTAAGAGAAGATGATCAGTGCGAAAGAAGCTTATAATATTAGCTTTGTCAATGAGGAGTGCAAAGAATATCTCGACGAAATTGAACGGAAGATTTTAGAAGAAGCTAAAGCAGGTAATTACAATGTTTCTATTAAACTTGCAGCCCGTGGACTTGATATTTCTGAGGATGAAAGCCACAAAATCACTATAGCAATCATTGGATATTTAAGAAGCTTAGGATATCATTCTGTAATTTCTGGGGACAAGTGTTGTGCTGCATTGTTGGTATCTTGGGTTAAGCCGGAAGAACAGGAGGAGTCAAGATGAGATGCGCTAAGTGCGGTGGAAAAGTAGGATCGATCCCAATGAAAAATATCGACGGTGTTAAAGGATATTGCTATTTTTGCAATTCGTGTCATAATAGCTTTTGGAAATCCCTTGACGGATCTATTGTTGATTTCCGTGATGTTCAGATTTTAGGTGCTGATATGAGCAAGGCAGAGCCAAAGGCATGCGATTACGAGATCTCAATTGATTTAGTTTCTTTTGGAGTTGATACGGCTACCAGGGATGGAAAGAAAATAGCAAATGAGATTGCAGATTACTTAAGCAATGCAGGATATAATGTATCTATCGACAGTGGAGATAATCGCGCATCGTTGAAAATCGATTTGTCTAATACTAAGTATCTTAAGGAGGAAAAATAAATGAGCGGAAAAGTAGTATTAAGTTTCGTATTAGGAGTAGCGGCAGGTGCTGTAGGAATGTATTTCGGTATGAAACAGGCCTGTGAGATATACATTGAAAAAGAAATCGAGCAGTTTAAGACTGATTATGAGGCAGCACACGAGCCAAAGTCCGAAGAAAAGAGCGAAGACGTCAAGAAAATGGAAGAAAATCTGGAAAAAGATGCTGAAAAAGCCCTAAAAAAGTACGCTTCAGCCACAGAAAAGAGCATTTCCAGTGTAGATACAGGTAAAGAAGAGGCTGATGCTAAGCTCGAAAGAGTAAATTATGCCAAAATCCGGACTCCAGACATCGATAAAATCGACGAAATCGACGTTGAAAAGAACGTAGACTGTGCAATTGGACCAGTTGTGATTGATCCTAGCGAGTACATGGAAGACGATGGCCTCAAACGAGTTGTATGGAACTACTTACCTAAGGAGCATGCCGTATATTCAGAGAATGGCGATGAAGAGATTGTGGACGGTATTAAGATGCTTGGTGAGGAAAACTTAGACTCATTCGGCGAGTTTGAGGTTGATACGCTGTATGTAAAGAATGCTCGTGAAGGTATCAAGATCGATTGTATCCTGTACGAGGATGATACTTATGAAGAATTCTTAGAGGAGATTACATTATGATAAAATACTATTATCCAGACACATTACACAGTGTCAACAGATATGAAAGAGCAAAAAAAGAGGCTGAAAAACAGTCTAGAAAGGAGAAAAATGATAAAAATCGACAAAAATAGGGTCAAAATGGACTATTTTGAGTGGCTTTTAGGTAAAATTAGCGTTGATCCGGCCAAAAATGAGCGCATTCAGGGATTCAAATGGCTGTTCGCAACTGACTTCCAGTGGTCACATAAACTCGATGCCAATAGAGCTGCAGACGGTGTCGATCTTCGTGCAACCTTCGCTTATGAGTGTGGTTATAGATATCCAGAAGTCAGAGAAGCATTACTTGATAAGCAGTGTTCTTGGCTTGAAATGATGGTAGGCTTAGCCATGCGATGCGAAGATTCAATTATGGGAAACGACGAATTCGGAGACCGTACACCGCATTGGTTTAATGTCATGATTGACTCACTTGGGCTTTATCTGGACTGCTCTGAGGACGATGAAGTAATACTTAAAAAGTGTGCTTCACGTCAGTATAAACAGGATGGAGAAGGTGGCTTATGGTGGGTCAAAGGAACTAAAAAGAATTTAAGACGTATGCAGATTTGGGATCAGATGTGTGAGTATCTCAATTCAAATTATAAGGAGGAAATTCATCTATGAAAAGGTCAAAGGTTATTAACACAAAACTCACAGAGCATGAGCTCGAGAAGATTAAAGTAGAGAAGTTTGTGGAGCGCATGTTTAGTCGTGAAGAATGTCGTATTGGTGCATTAAACGCTGCTAGATATTTAGAGAAGAATGGACCTGCTGGGGTATTCTCTGATTCAGCTATTGATGTGATTGATGCATTTGCATTTGCATTTGCTTCGGGAGAATTAGACTGGGTTAAGGATTTAGGGAGAGATGAAGATGAGATGTCCTAAATGTAATAGTAATGTATATTCGCATCATCAAAAGATCAACAAATCTGGTACTGAGATAAGACGAAATTATGCTTGTCGTAAATGTAAATACATGTTTGAAACTGTTGAGAGTATTGTTGATAAGGAGAAACAAAATGACGAAGGAAGAGTTTAAGGGATTCAGTCCGGCTGTCCAGCATGACATGGTTTTAGAGGCCTTAGTACGAGTTACAAAGAACCTTGAGACGATGGAGAAAGGATCTGGAAAGCCGTTCGTAGGTACTACCAAACAGCGTAGGAACGATGCCAAATTACTTACTATTCTGGCGGATGCATTCAGTAAGAATGAACTAGTATGGAAGCATTCTGAGTCGACTAGGGACGAGGGTAAGATGATACCTAGGGACGAGGGTAAGATGATACCTAGGGACGAGGTCTTATCGCGCTTTGCCTTGTATACTGGCATTGGGCAGAAAGTATATATGGAAAAGTCTAAGCCCGCACCTTGGGACACGGCACCTATGATAGATGCAACCAATGATAATCGTAAAGGGTCTAGGAATACATTTAGTGAAATGACGAATGCCAAAGAAAAGATTGAGAGTGCTCAGCAGAGTTCCGGGAATTTTATGAGCTGTAAATCTAGTACTGATACTACGTCGTATCCTGACGAGTTGGTTAAAAGAAGTTAATAGGCGAAAATAATAAAGAAAGTTGAGGTAAAAATTATGGGAAATACGAAGAAATTCGTTCCTAATATGGATAAATCTGAGATGTTTATATGCCAGTACAATCCTTCTGATGGCGCTAGTCCTAGCTATTTTACCGTTGCCAAGGAGAAAATTGAAAACGGCAAAAGCGCTGGATTACGAGCTGTGGCATGTTGGAAAGGAAATCAGGCTGATAAAATGCACGATATTATTGTAAATAACAGGACAATTTAGGTAAAAATAATAAAGAAAGTTGAGGTAAAAATTATGGGAAATAATAAGAAAAACGAGGACTATGTTGACAAGATTGTACCTAATTCTAGGCGTGGAAAACTGCTGATTTTGCAGTATAATCCGTCTGATGGGAAGCGTGAAAGCTGGTTATCAGTGGCCGGAGAATGTGGCAAAAATGGACAAAATGCAAATTTACAGCTGATTTCAGTCGTAAAAGGAGCGTCTGCAGACCAACTTTATGAACTTTTGACTGGAAAACAGACAAAATAAATTTGGCCAAGGGTTGCAAAAATTGATGAAAAAAGGTGCTTTTTAGGGCCTTATTGGCCAAAAGCCCATTTTTTATATACTTTAAAAGAGTATTAAGAGAGTATTAATATATATAAAAGTTTTTGGAAACACATTTTTGTGCCCAAATGGTCTGGAAAGGAAAAAGTATGAATTTTGTAACGATTAAGAGTTCATATGTCAAGTCTAGGGATGCTACAGTTATTCACCCATCGTTTGCTGTTTCTAAACAAGTCGACAATTTGTTATGCAAAGGTAAGTCGTTCTATGCTATATGGGATGAAAAGAATAATAGATGGTCCACTGATGAATATGATGTCATCGATTATGTGGATCGTTTAATTGATGAAATGTTCGAAAAGGTTTGCAAAACTACAACCAGCAAAATTGAAAAGGACTATTTAAGAGACTTCGATAATGGACGCTGGGAAAAGTATAAGAAGTATTGTCAGCTTAGTCCGCCCTCTGCAATACAGCTCGATTCCGATATTACATTCCTAAACCAGAAGACGAGTAAAGAGGACTATCGTTCCAAGACCTTACCGTATGATATCGAAGAAGGCAAAACTCCAGGCTATGATAAAATAATCTCTACCCTATACGATGCAGAAGAACGACGAAAAATTGAATGGGCCATAGGATCAGTGATAGCTGGCGATTCAAAAAAGATTCAGAAGTTCTTGGTATTCTATGGCGAAGCAGGAACAGGTAAGTCTACAATTCTAAATATTATTCAAATGCTGTTTCAAGGGTATTGCGGAACATTTAATGCTAAAGACTTAGCTAACCCGTCAAAATCATTTGCAACAGCAGCATTCAAGGATAACCCATTAGTAATGATTCAGCATGATGGCGATTTAAGTAGAATCGAAGATAACACTCTTCTAAACTCTATAATTGCTCACGAGGAAATCAGCATTTCTGAAAAATATAAAGCCGAGTATCCGATGCGAGTTAACAGTATGTTGTTCATGGGAACAAACCGACCAGTCAAAATCACCGATGCAAAGTCAGGTATTATTAGACGACTGATTGATGTTAAGCCAACTGGCGAACTGCTTGATCCAGATACTTATCAAGAATGCATGAGTGAGGTTCCATATGAGCTTGGAGCTATAGCTAATCACTGCCTCAAGATATATAAAATGTATGGGAAGCATTACTATGATGGGTATAAGCCATTAGAAATGATGTTTAAGACAGACGTGTTCTTTAACTTTGTTGAAAGCTGTTATCCATTCTTTGAACAGGATAATGGCACAACATTAAAAGCAGCATACAGTCTTTACAAAGAATACTGTGACGGCACTGGGCTTCCAAACAAAATGCCAATGTATAGATTCAGGGAAGACTTAAAAGATTACTTTGACGAATTCATTGATAGAATAGTGCTTGAAGATGGAACAAGAGTTAGAAGCTATTACAAAGGCTTCAAGAAAGACAAGTTTACTGAGAAAGAACTCTCACCAGACAAAGCTAAAGAATCATGGCTCAAAATGGATAGTACTAAATCTATCCTGGATGAAGCATGCAAAGATTGTCCTGCACAATATGCTCGTGGCGATGCACCATCAAAAGCATGGGATCGAGTTGGTACAACATTGAAGGATCTGGATACTAGCAAGTTACATTATGTTATAGTTCCAGAGAATTTGATAGTTATCGACTTTGACCTGAAAGATGCTGATGGATACAAGTCTAAGGAATTAAACTTAGAAGCAGCGTCAAAATGGCCTCCTACATATGCCGAGTTCTCAAAGAGTGGAGCAGGGATTCATTTGCATTACTATTATACTGGTGATCCTAAACAGCTTGACAATGTATACAGCGACAATATCGAGATCAAGGTTTATAGTGGCAAAGGAGCATTGCGAAGAATTGTAAACGGATGCAATAGTTTAGCAATTGCTACTATATCTTCAGGATTACCATTAAAGAAAAGGAGTGATAATATGGTCGACTTTAAAGTAGTCGCCAGTGAAAAGATGATTCGAGCATTGATCAAAAAAAATCTTCGGAAAGAAAGTCACCCTGGAACTAAACCAAGTGTTGACTTCATTAAAAAGATTCTGGATGATGCATACGAGTCAGGAGAACACTATGATGTAACGGACATGCGAAATGATATTGTAGCATTTGCTGCGTCAAGTACAAACCATGCAGACTATTGTCTTGAGCAGGTTGGAAAGATTCACTACTGCTCCGATGATGTTGCTGGAGTAAACTCTCCAAAAGACGACAGAATTGTATTCTATGATATTGAGGTGTTTCCAAACCTGTTATTAGTTAACTGGAAATATAGAGGAGAACCTGGACCTTGCCACAGGATGATCAATCCGTCACCGGCAGAGGTTGAAGAGTTCCTCAAAATGAAACTTATTGGATTCAACTGTCGAAGATATGATAATCACATTCTGTATGCTCGAATGATGGGATATTCATTAGAAGCTTTATTCCAGCTTTCACAGGATATTATTAACAAAAGTCCAAACGCTTTCTTCGGATCAGCATACAACTTAAGCTACACTGATGTCTATGACTTCTGTGCTAAGAAGCAGAGTCTGAAGAAGTGGGAGATTGAATTAGGTATTCACCATCAGGAATGGTCTCTACCTTGGGATCAGCCAGTACCAGAAGAGCTGTGGCCTAAAGTTGCAGAATACTGTGACAATGATGTCATTGCAACAGAAGCTACATTCGAAGCTAACATTGCAGACTTTGAAGCAAGATGTGTATTAGCCGAGATTGCTGGAGGATGCCCGAATGACACAAACAATATGTTGTCTGGTAAACTGATCTTTGGAAATGACAAGAACCCACAGCGAGAGTTTATATATACTAACCTTGCTACAGGTATTTCAGTTGACATGGATGGTAATGAAACATTCAACGAGATAAATAAGTTTGAAGGCTATACATTCGATCACGGAGTATCAACATATCGTGACATCAAAATGAATGAAGGCGGATTAGTAATCGCTGATCCTGGAATGTACAGAAATGTCAAAACATTCGATATAACATCAATGCATCCGCATTCAGTTATCGCACTAAACCTCTTTGGCAAGAAGTATACGGCCAGATTCAAAGATCTGGTTGATGCTCGTATTGCAATTAAACATCGTGATGTTGAAGCATTAAAGACTCTGTTTGGTGGAGCATTTGCTAGATTTGCAAACGTAGCTGAAGAAGAACTCGAAAAACTTGCAAAGGCACTGAAGATTGTAATCAATTCTGTATATGGATTGACATCAGCTCATTTCAGTAACCTGTTCAAAGATGAAAGAAATATCGATAACATCGTTGCTAAACGTGGAGCACTCTTCATGGCAACACTTAAAGGCGAAGTTGAGAAACTTGGAGCACATGTCGTTCATATCAAGACTGACAGTATTAAAATCGACAATCCGACTCCAGAAGTTGAGCAGTTTATCTACGACTTCGGAAAGAAATATGGTTACACATTTGAAATCGAAGCTGAGTATGAGAAGATCTGCTTAGTTAATAATGCAGTTTATATTGCATACGAGAAAGGTGAAGGATGGACAGCAACTGGAACTCAGTTCGCAGTACCATATGTAAAGAAGACACTATTCACTCATGAAAAGATTGAGTTTGATGACTTATGCCAGACGATTGCAGTTACCAATGGTGGAGAGCTTGATCTCGACTTTAACGAGAATCTTGCAGAAGGTGAACATGACTTTAAGTTCGTTGGTAAAGTCGGCAGGTTCTGTCCAATCAAAGAAGGTTGCGGCGGAGCTCAGCTGTTCAGAGTAAAAGACGACAAGTACTTTGCACCATCTGGAACAAAGGGATACCGTTGGCTTGAATCTGAGGATGTATTAACAAACAATTTTCAGGATAAGATTGATATGTCTTATTATGAAGAACTTGCTGAAAAAGCAATCGAAACTATCTCAGAGTTTGGTGACTTTGAGAAATTTGCAATTGATGAACATAAAAATGATAACGCCGATATAGCAGCATAGAAAGGAAGGTCTATCATGGCAAACGTAAATAACATTAACATTGAAGGAGCAAATATTATTTGGAAGAACTTTTCAGGTGAGAGAGATAAATTCAATCCTGGAAAGAGAGGATTCAGTGTTGTAATCGATGACGCAGTAATGGCTGATGAGTTAAAACAAGAAGGATGGAATGTCAAAGAGCGTCCCCTTCAGGAAGGAGCAGATCCGTCAGAGCAGGAGTGGACTCTTCCTGTAAAACTGAACATGAACAGATACACACAGGTATGGCTTATTGTTGGAAATCACAAAACACTGCTGAACGAAGATACAGTAGCGCAGCTCGATGTGGTGGATATTACTGATTGCGATCTTTCAATTCGTCCTTACGAATGGGAAATGTCCGGTCGTACTGGAATCACAGCATATGTAGATTCTATGTATGTAACTATTCGTGAAAACAAATTTGCTAAGAAATATGCCGATTTAGACTAATATGGAATTAAAGTTGAAGCCGCACCAAATAAGTGCAATAAGAAAAATGCATAATGGCTGTATACTTTGTGGTGGTACAGGGTCTGGTAAATCTATTACCGGACTCGCGTACTACTTTATTCAGAATGGCGGAACGGTAGAACCAATGACTAAAATGAAGAATCCAAAAGATTTGTATATTATAACAACTGCTAAGAAAAGAGACAGCGGTGAATGGGTTGGGGATATGAGTTGGTTCTATCTAACACCAGATGATGAAACGAAGATATATGATCATAAAGTAGTTATAGATTCCTGGAATAACATTAAGAAGTATGCTAGCGTTCAAAACAGTTTCTTTATTTTTGACGAGCAACGAGTGGTAGGTTATGGTGCTTGGACTAAAGCGTTTCTTAAAATAGCAAAGTCCAATGACTGGATATTATTATCCGCAACACCTGGTGACAACTACATGGACTACATGCCAGTCTTTATTGCGAATGGTTTCTACAAAAACAAAAGCGAGTTCACTGCAGAACATTGTGTATATTCTAGATTTAGTAAGTTCCCTCAAATCGAAAGATTCATTGGAACCGAAAGATTGAATAGACTGCGAAGAAGAGTGCTGGTTGATATGCCATACCAAAATCCAGCTGTTCAATATCATGAAGATGTTTGGTGCTCATTCGATAAGGAAGCTTACAAGGACCTTATGAAAAACCGTTTCGATTATGAAAAGGGTGAACCAATAGAAAACGTTAGTGAGTTGTGCTATAAGCTAAGAAAGATCTGCTATACTGATGAAAGCAGAGCCGAAGCATTACGAAATATTTTCGAAGAACATAACAAGCTGATAGTTTTTTACAATTTCGATTACGAGTTAGAGATCATCAAAAATATAGACTTTGGAGAAGATGTTGTAATTGCTGAGTTAAATGGACACCGGCATGATCCGGAACCATTCGGTAATTCAAAATGGATTTATCTTGTTCAATACAATGCTGGGTCGGAAGCATGGAATTGTATAAAGACAGACACAATGGTTTTCTATTCACAGAACTACTCGTATAAAATGATGAAGCAGGCTAGTGGAAGAATTGACAGACTTACTACACCATACAAAGAACTTAAGTACTTTCACTTAAAATGCCGAAGCCCAATTGAGCTTAGGATTACAAGAGCTCTAGCTCAGAAAAAGAACTTCAACGAGTCTGCTTTCATAAAATAGGCCTCGCGAAAAAAACATAGCTTATTATAGGGGAGGAGAGTAGAATCTGCCTCTTTCCTTTTTGTTTGTCTTTTCGTGGGGCTCTTTTATATATTAAAGTTCTTACGTCTGTTTACTACAATCTGCCATTACGTTTACCTCCGGCCTCACGAAAGGAGAACAATGAAGAAAGAAAATAAAATTCAATCCGATATAGTTTCGGAGTTAAAAGAGTTATTCCCGGATTCTATTATTTTAAAGAACGACCCTAATTACAAACAGGGCATTCCGGATTTAGTTTTATTAGACAGAGAAGGTTGGGCATTACTCGAAGTTAAAAGAGACGCTAATGCTAGTCACAGACCTAATCAGGATTACTACGTAAACAAGGCAAATGAACTCGGTCAATATGGAAGTTTCATTTACCCTCAAAATAAGACGGAGGTTTATAATGGAATTCAGGAAACATTTACAAGTAAAAGAAGGAGATCACGCATATCTCGGAGCTAGTAAGTATCACTGGATAAACTATGATGCTGAAAAGCTTGAGAGTACATATCGGCGATTCTTAAAAGCACAGCAAGGAACAGAGTTGCATGAGTTTGCAGCAAAATGTATCAAGCTTCGACAGAAGTTGCCAAGATCCCCGCTAACACTCAACATGCATGTAAATGATGCAATTGGGTATAGAATGACACCGGAGCAGGTATTATATTATTCTGAGAATTGTTTTGGAACAGCGGATGCTATTAAGTTTTCGAAAGATTTTCTTAGGATTCACGATTTAAAAACAGGCGACATTCCTGCGCATATGCAGCAGTTGGAAATTTATACTGCGCTGTTTTGTTTGGAGTATGGAATTAAGCCTGGAGATATTGGAATTGAATTGAGGATCTATCAAAATAATGATATTCTTAAAGAGGTTCCTACACCGGAAATTATATTGCCGATCATGGATAAGATCAAGTCGTTTGACAAGATCATTGCAACTGTTAAGAAAGAGGAGGGCATTGTATGAGCCACTTGGCACATTATGGTACTAAACGTCATTCTGGTCGTTATCCTTGGGGTTCTGGGGATAACCCATATCAGCATAATGCAGAGTTCTTAAGGACTGTCCAAGAGATGAAAGCTCGAGGAAAAAGTGAGAAAGAAATTGCTGTATTCATGGGTATGAAAACAACTGAGTTTCGAAACAAGCAGTCAATTTATGTCAATGCTGAAAAAGTAGATCGAATCAATAGAGCTATGAAGTTGAAAGAGCATGGCTATTCCAATGTCAAAATAGCTGAAATGATGTTTGACTCTGCAACAAAAGAGTCGACAGTTCGATCGTTATTGAACCAGGGCGAAAAGCTTAAGAAAGATGCATGTATCAATGCAGCAGAGACTTTAGCCAAGAGAGTCAGCACTAAGAACTTTGTCGATGTTGGTACTGGAGTCGAAAGAGAAATGGGAATTACCAAAACAAGATTGGATGTATCTCTTCAGATCTTAAAAGAAGCTGGTTATGAAGTACATTCAGTCAGAGTTCCACAGATCAATCAGAAAGGCCAGTACACGACCACAAAAGTTCTTTGCCCTCCAGGAACTGAATGGAAAGATGTTCAGCAGCACACTGACAAGATTCAGCCAGTAAATGAGTATTCCCATGATGGTGGAACAACATTCTGGGCACCAGAGTATCCATCAAGTATCTCGTCAAGCCGAGTAGCTGTAAGATATGGTGACAAAGGCGGATTAGAGAAAGATGGTGTTATTGAGCTTCGAAGAGGAGTTGCAGATCTGGATCTTGGAGACTCACATTATGCACAGGTGCGAATCGCTGTTGATGGCACTCATTATCTGAAAGGTATGGCAATCTATTCAGATGACATGCCAAAAGGTGTTGATGTTATATTCAATACCAATAAAACAAGCGACGTACCAAAGATGGATGTCTTCAAGAAAATGAAAGATGATCCTGATAATCCGTTTGGAGCTACAATTAAAGCAAACGGTCAGTACCATTATAAAGATAAAGATGGAAACGAAAAGCTCGGAGCTATCAACAAGCTGAAAGAGGAAGGAGATTGGGATCACTATTCTAAGAACCTTGCTTCTCAGTTCTTATCAAAGCAGCAGCTCCCGCTTATAAAGAAGCAGCTTAAACAATCAATTGACAATCGTCAGGATGAACTTGATAAAATCCTAAAGATGACAAACCCGGTTGTTAAACGAAAGTTATTAGCAGACTTTGCTGAAGGTTGCGATAGTCAGGCAGTAGAGCTTAAAGCAGCTGCACTTCCGAGACAGAGTTCTAAAGTAATCTTGCCAGTATCTTCGCTTAAAGATAATGAGATATATGCACCTTCATACAAGAATGGCGAGACTGTATGCCTTGTTCGTTTCCCGCATGGTGGAACATTTGAGATTCCAGAACTCAAAGTAAACAACAAGAATCCTCAAGGAAGAGCGATGCTTGCTAATGCGATTGATGCAGTCGGAATCAACTCCAAGGTTGCTGAAAGATTATCTGGAGCTGACTTTGATGGCGATACAGCAGTAGTAATTCCATCGAACTCGCCAAAATCAAAAGTTAAGATAACGACTTCTGATATTAGTGCTTACATTGGTTTAAAGGATTTCGATCCTAAGATTGCATACCGTGGTATTGAAGGAGTTACAGCAAAACTTCCTGAGAAACGTAAGGGATTGGAAATGGGTAAGATCTCCAACCTGATCACTGATATGCAGCTCAAAGGCGCAAAGCCTGAGGAAATTGCAAGAGCAGTACGTCACTCAATGGTTGTAATTGATGCCCCTAAGCATGGACTGGACTATAAGAGGTCTTTTGAAGAGAACCGTATAGCCGAGTTAAAGAAAAAGTACCAGGGCGGTGCTGATGCGGGTGCATCCACACTCCTATCCCGGTCTAAGTCGGTAGCCTATGTTCCAGAAACAAAACAGATTCGTTTGAAGGATATCGATCCTAAAACTGGTGAAGTGCACCCGGAGCTCACAGGGCGTACCTATACGGACTGGAAAAGAAACAAAGACGGTGCCTGGGAATCAAGAGGTGAAAAACTGGCTACTGTCAAGACAACAAAAATGGCGGCTACTAATGATGCACGTACCCTGCTGTCTAAAGATCCAAATCCAAAAGAGGTTGCCTATGCGGACTATGCCAATGCCCTTAAGCATATGGCTAACTTGGCAAGAAAGAGTCAGGTTGCAACTAAGAACATTGAGATGAATGCTCAGGCTAAAACGGTATATTCAGCAGAAGTTGCAAGCCTTAATGCTAAATTAAATAGGGCATTACAGAACGCACCAAAAGAGCGACAGGCCCAAATAATAGCTAATAAGACATTAAAGAAGAAACAAGCAGCTAATCCTGATTGGACAGCAGATGAAATCAAACGAGCTGGACAGCAAGCTTTAACAGCAGCTAGAGCAAAGGTTGGTGCATCCAAGTCTAATGTGCAAGTAGACATATCGGACAAAGAGTGGGAAGCAATTCAAGCTGGTGCAATCAGTACATCAAAGCTTGAACAGATACTTAACAACGCTGATTCAGATAAAGTTAAGCAACTTGCAACTCCAAGAAAATCTGTTACAGTTAGTTCTTCACAAGCTGCAAGAATCAAGTCTATGCTTAACTTCGGTTACACCCAAGCTGAAGTTGCTGAAGCGACTGGACTTTCTGTGTCGACTGTTAGTAAATATTTATAGAAAGGGGAATAAGGGATGAACAACGCAAATGATGGATCCATTAAGTTAGCAACACAGAGTTCTGCTGATCGTAATGATACACTACATATCTGGATAACAACAGTGGATAACCCTTTTGATCCTTTTACTGACTTTGACAATTGGTATCGATATGATGAATCAAAGGGCTATTGCACTTCAGGGTATCTTGCTAGATACTTTGACACTGATACATCAGACATGGGCGATGAAGAATACGAAGCACTGTTAACTGCTGCTATTGAGATTATTCTCAAGAACGATTTCATGGGTCAATACTTTAAAGTAACTCACGAAAATGGAGTAACTAAACCAAGAATTCATAGTAACAAGTAAATAAAAGCTGAGATTTGAATGATTCAAATGATTTGAATGTCTTAGAGTTATTAAAAATAGAAACTCTGTAATGCCATTTGAGTTATTCGATTAGCACCTGGGAGGGGGTCGTTAAAATAGCACCCCCTCTGTCAT